GAAGATCACGGCGGTGCGAATCGCTGCGCCGTTCTGAAGCACCTGCGTATCGATCACATTCGCCATACCTACCAGCAAGAAGATGCACACCTTCTTAGCAATGCCCTTAAAGCCCACCTCGCTGGACAGTTCCTTGCGGATACCCGCCGCAAGGATGCCGGTGAAGTAGTCGGTCACCACAAAGACGATGAGTGCGTAGAGGAAGCCATCAAAGCCTCCGAAGAACCAGCCGAGAAAACCGCCCAGTGCCGCAAAAGCAAACTGGAGCTTGTCGATTACATTTTGCATATTTGTACCTTGCCTTTCCTGCCCGTTTCCGGGCATAAAGAATGGGACGGTTTTCGCCGTCCCTGTGTAATGGTGATCTATATTAACACAGCCGTAGAGCTGTGGGGTATTAAATGGCGTTCAGCATACGAGCAAGACTGGCTCCGATCAGTTCATGTCCGATGGGGTTCGGATGCACACCGTCAACGATATACTCTGCTTTCACCTTGGCGTTTTTCGGACTCAGACCAACAGTCCAGCCATCCAGCACCGCAAAGCCGAACTCATCTCGTGCCACATCGTAGATAGCCTGTTTGTACTGAGCCAGTGTAGCACCCACCTTGTTAGCAGCCTCACTGGAACGATGGAACGGTGTCAGGAAAACGATGCGCTTGCCGGGATACTTCTCGCAAAGCCCACTACACAGTACATGAAGGGCTCCATAGAACGATACATCTGTGGTGTCAGCAATTGTTCCGAGCGCAACGCCTGTGCCGTAGTCATTGGTGCCTCCTGCGATCACGACCATGTCTGCCGCAGCGTCCATACTCGAATATCGCAGAGAAATCGCGCCGGTCGGAGACTGGTACGAGGTACTGGAAATGCTGATGCCAGACACACCATAGTTTCGGCAGGTTGCGCCCAAACGCTCACAGGCGATTTCACAATAACGCTTTTCAGCCCGCTTATTGGGAGAAGAACCGCCCACAGGGGTATACGCTCCATAAGTGATGGAGTCCCCGATAAAGTTGATGGTCTTCCCTCTCCAGTTGGAGTTCTGCACCTGCAAAGCCTGTTCAATGGATTCCTTCACGGATTCGTTCCACTGAGCGAGTTTCTCATCCACAGCCTTGTTCTGATTATCAATAGCGGTCTTGTTCTCTGCCACCGCAGTCCGAATCGGCTCCAATTCAGTCTGCTTGTCCTGTTCGATCTTGCTCAGAATCGCCGCCTCTCTCTGGACTGCCCTCCGGTCTCTATCTGCACCTACTCGGTTCAGAAGTTCCGTTAGGCAGTTCATACACGGCGTTCCTTCCGTATCACAAACCACAACCTGTGCTTTCGCCGCTTCTTCTTCGGTCAGATTGATATAGAGATACTTCGCAGAACTGCGGTTCCATGCGGAAATCGATGTCAGCATCATAATAGCACCGTCATCCATCTCCTTGAAATGCTGGGCAGGAACAATGGACAGTCGTCCAGCATAATGGAAGTCACCCTCCATGCCACCCCAATTGCCACGCATAATGGCAGGCTTGCCGCGCAGCCCATAAAAGAGGACATTCAACCTGGCGTCATGGAGGCTCCCGGTCGGAATCAACAGATAATAGCCTTCGCCATTGGGATCAACACGCCCCGACATATCATCGCTGGTATTCAGCCCACTAACATCCACATGGCCTTTATAAAAGGTTCCGCCTCGAATCAGGTCATAATCGTTGCGCCATTCTTCGTGAATATACTTTGCAAGACTTCCGTGAGCTGTGCCATCCACCGTCTCAGCGTCGGCCCCTGCATAATAGGCATCCACTGCCTTCAAGCGCTCACTCAGATTGGCATAGGTTTTTCCATCTGCATCCACACGGGCATCAAGGATCTCAGTATCAGTGGTATTACCACCGACAATACTGTTCATCCGAGCTGTAAGCTGATTCTTGGTGGTTTCCAAGTCTTTTCGGCCAGCCGCAAGGTCATTTCTTGCAGTTGTCACCTGTCCAGTCAGGGTAGTGGTCGTTTCCTGAAGATTTTTGGCAATACGCTGCTCGGTAGTTGAGAGTTCCTGACTGATAGCCGTATGCGTATCCGTCAATTCTTTGCTCATAGCTGTATGAGTTTCCGAAAACTCCCTGCTCATATCAGCCTTGGTCTGTGTAAGGTCAGTATGCATCTGCTGAACGTCTGCATCAACATCCTGCTCCAGCTTACGGACCTGTGCAGAATACTCCGAGCAGATTGCCCAGTATTCCTCGCTGCTCAAAGCAGTACCCGCCGGGACGGACTTGCGGCTGATATAGCTATCGCCCGTCTCCGGCTGATACACGATACTGAGCATCTCGTACTTGCTTCTTTTATTCCATGTGCCGCAATGCTTCGGCACAATGCGTCCACCTACGAATTCACCCATGATTTCATTCTCCCTTCTGCTTGCTCAAAGGCTTACCAACGTCTTTTTTGCAAGCAGGGGGAGGATGAAAATCAGCTTTCAGGAGTACCCCCCCCGATTTTTTCTTCTTATTATCGTTCATATTCATACTTATCACTCCATTTCACAGAATCAGTCGTTCCAGCAAGCTCTGGAAGGATGCAGCAATGATCTCGTGCCCCTTTTCATCGGGATGCACGCCATTGCCGCCGTCCTTAGAGAATGCGAGTTTGCGGAAATTTTCATCATCGGGTCGCAGGTTGGATTCGTGGTACAGATCCAGGCACGGGATGCTGCGCCGTTTGCAGATCTCAACGATTGCCTCCGAGTACTTCGCCATACCGCAGGTTGTCTTAGAAGGCATACTGCCGACCCACGGAGTCGGGGTCACGATACCCAGCCGAGCCAGAGGGATGCGTTCGTAGATGGCGTCGATGGTTGCGTTGATACAGCCACAGATCGTATCGGTACCCGTATCCGTGACAGTTCCCAGCGTCTGGTCAGACGAGAGATCGTTGCCGCTGCCAAAGATGGTGATCACATCGGCATCCTCCGGGATATCACTGACGCGCTGGTAAAATGCTCGGTTGATATCCTTCCGCCGCATATAACCAGTCCCACTGACACCGAGGTTCACAGTCTTAATGCCTGTCTTTTCGGCGATATAGTCGAAGTAGTGCTTCGTGGTACGGCTATTGCTTTCCGTCAAGCTGTCACCAAGGCACACCCATGTGCGACCAAACCACTTAGGTTTCATGCCGATAAAATAGCCACGAGTCATAGGCTGGATGCCGCAACTCTGCATACCGTTGATGCAGGCAATCCGAATAGAAGCTGCTCGTGCCGGAGAAGTCACAACCTTATTCTCAATCTTGCGATCAGTATTGCCCGTGTTGTTTTCGCCGCCGATGCGATTACCGTTTTCATCATAAAATGCATACAAACCGTACCCGGCTTTTCCGGCAGCACTGATACAGTACGGTGTATACGGTTCAACAGAAATCGGTTCGGATACTCGGTAGTTCGTATTGCCGGAGGGCTCCTTTACCTTTGCACCCGTGGTGGGGTTCAGCACAATGCCATTGTTCTCGGTAACTTTGAGCTTCTCTCCGACCGTGTACTCATAGTTACCATCAACGACCCTGTCCGCAAGATAGCTTTCCAGACCAGCGATTTTGCCATCTCGCTCCGTTGCCTGTTCCGCAGCTGTGCCGACCAGTTCTGCCGAAGGATAACTGATTCGTGTAACTTTTTTGATTACACCTGTGAAGTGGTTATTCTCCACCCACGCGATGCGCACCGTTGCGGCAGTTGCCGGAACTGGAGAAATACGGTCACGATAACCCGCAACTCCATCCGTCTTTTCTTGATAGCCGCCAACCACCTTGTCATCCGCATCGTAGAAAGCATACAGATACTTATTCCAGCCGCCGGAAACCGTAAATGCATACAGTTCACCGGGGTTAACCGGAATCGGATCGGATACACGGAACGCTGTATTCTCGGATGCCAGTGGATGGACTTCACCCGCCTTCTCATTGATGCAGCGGTTTGCGGTGTAGGTGAACTCCAGTGCCTCACCCTCAACAACAGCGGCACTAAGCAGTGTATTCTGCTCCCCGGTTGCCGCTGCAATCAGATCGGCCTTCGCCTTTTCCAGACCAGTCTCCACCGCGACCATCCTGGATTCAGGTTTCTCGTTCAGCTCATTGGTCGGGAAAAGGAAACGAGTCACTTCCTCCACCTTACCCATAAAATTCGAAACCTGAATCCAGGTGATACGCATACTGACTGCCCCAACCGGCGCGATTACGATTCGATTTTCGATTTTGTCGGACTTGTTATCCGGCGCGATCTCACCAGCGAGAACATTCTCGTTGCTGTCATAGAATGCATAGTAGTATTTCTTCCAACCACTTGATGCGGTGATAATATACACATGGCCTGCCACAACAGGGATCATCTCCGAGGTGTGCCAATGACTGTCGCTTTCATTCGCCAGCGTACCCACCGTGCCGTTCAGATTGATGAAGGTCCGAATCGTGGAATCAAAGGTCAGTTCCTTTGTTTCACGACCAGTCGCCTCATCCAGAAGCTGGGACACGATTGTGGTAAGCCAATCATCCCACTGACCGCGTGTCTTTTCCGCAGAGCGCATTGCTTCGCCTAGTGAGGCATGGGTCGTGCCCTGGTTGTCCACGCGAGCATCCAGAATCTCCGCATCCGAGGTCTTTCCCCCGGCAATGCTGTCCATCCGTTTGTTCAGCGTATCCTTGGCATCCTTCAGTTCCTGCCGGCCGGTGTTCAGGTCGGACTTGGCCTGTTCGACCTTGCCGGTCAACTCCGAACTGGTCTGTTCCAGATTCTCATTGACACGCTGTTCTGTTTCCGACAGCTCCTGACTGATCGCCTTGTGCGTATCATCCAGTTCCTTGCTGATTGCCGTATGGGTCTCCTGAAACTCCTGACTCATGGCATTTTTGACAGCCGTAACATCACTGTGCATCTGCTGAACATCTACGTCTACATCCTGTTCCAGCTTCCGCATCTGTGCGGAATAATGGGCACACAGCGACCAGTAGCTTTCATCCGACAGCGAAATGCCGGTAGGCACGGCCTTACGGCTGATATAGCTGTCACCCGTTTCACTATCCAGCACGATCATCAAGGGCTCATAGGTCTTCTTCTGGTCCCAGACACCCACATGGTCCGGTACCACTCGCTTGCCAACAAACTCTCCCATTCTAGTTCCTTTCCGGCTTACGCCTCATTGTATCTCACGATCAAGTGACCTTCATCGTCCATCTCAAAGATAAGTCCCAGCGCATCCCATGTCGTAAACACCAGATGCCCGTCCATGTCGATGGACGAGGTAACCAGCCCCTCTGCGATGTCCTTCGCCACCTTATCGATGGTGCTGGACACAGACCCCTGCGCCAGTCCCAGCTTATCGTCCGAGCGCATCACGAGGTATCCGTCATCGGTGATGAGGAACTCCAGAATGCCCTTGGCGGCTGCATCCAACGCCTGCTTATAGGTCAGCGTGGCGATCTTGCCGTTCTTGACCGCCGCACGAGCCACATTCAGCACCAGACTGAACGAACCGATCACATCTCCCTCATCGGACAGAAGGTAGATGTCAATCGGGAATCGACCGTACACCTCACTCATAAAAGATGTGACCGTCAGGATAACTGCACCGTCATCTACGAACACAAGGTCCGGGCGGGTTTCACTGGAATACTGGAACACCGCACCATCCGGTCGGGTCGCCGAGTAGCTGACAATGGTGTCCGTGCTGACCTTGTACTCCAGCGAATTTTGATACAGCCTGCACCTCACCTTTCGGGCTTGGTTGTCATATTGCTTGACCGGGATGTGGGTCGGGATCAGGTTCTCTGTGAATGACAGTTCCACATCCTGAAACACCGTGAACGACTTAGCCACCAGTGCCTCCTGCGCTGGTTCCTCCGCTGTCTGTACCGCTGCTTTCACCTTCCTGTTTGCCATCTTCTTCGCCTCCTCCCTCTGTCGTGGTATCCGGGTCAGGTTCAGGCGATGTCGGCTCATAGCCTACCGTCTGCCAAATCTCTCCGTCCCACAGCTTCAGCCGCAGGGCAGTCGTATCGACCCAGAGTGCATTCGTTTTCGGATTCTTTGGTGCTGACTCCTGCGCACAGATGGACGGAGCATACCGCTCATCCAGTTTCGCCAGCAGCGTTTCGGACAGCTTATCCGCTGTTCCGTACCGCTCGTCTAGGTTTTTGATGAGTTCTTCTGACAAGGCAGTTGCCGTCTTATATCGCTCATCCAACTGTGCAAGCAGCACCTCGGACAGCTTATCTGCCGTACCGTATCGTGCTTCCAGGCTTTTGATGAGTTCTTCTGACAAGGCGGATGCCGTCTTATACCGCTCATCCAACTGTTCGAGCAGTTCTTCAGTCAGTTCTTCGGCTTTCTTATAGCGTTCATCCAACTCCTGCAGGGTGTTATCCAGCAGCAACGCCGTCTTGACCGGGGAATCGTCCTGCTCCCAGCCGTAGCCCCATGTCTTTCCGCCATCGGTGGAGATGAAAAACCCATCCAGGCTGTTCTTCCACGCAAAGGTAGACTTTGCCAGTGACCCGGCATTGAAGGCATACCGCACGGTATCGCCGTTCACCTCGGTCACGTTCTGATAATGCAGGCCGAACAGACCGGCCAGCAGGGTACCGTCATAGACCATCGACACGGAAATGCCGCCGATCTGCTCACCCATGCTGGTCTCCACACGGAGGGCCGTGTTATAGGCTTCATTGGCTGTGTTTCGGATATTGCTCAGTGCTGTAGTCAGAGACGAGTTCCGGCTGCTGACCGTAGAGTTCGACAGCGTAATGCCATCGTACCGTTCCAGCAGACAGTCGTACTGCGTTTCGGTCACCTTGGAGCTGACCTCGATACCGAGCTTGGAAATGAACACATGGACGGTATCGCACAGGCTCACCTGCTCCGCTTCCACCACATCCTCATAGTCTGGGGTATTCCAGAGCTGGATGAAGTCGATGTCGATATCCATCTGCGGCTCGGTCAGGCTCGTATTCTTCAAATAGTCCTGCGCAAAGGAGCGAAGCATTTCATCGGTAGGCTTATCCTGAAAACCGCTGGTGCAATCCAGCACCGTGATCTTCTGGTACGGAACTGACCGCTGCTCCACCAGTACCACCTTCTCCGGCAGCTCCGTCACCTCGCCGGTTTCGGAATTCTGCCAGTACGGATGTACACCCGTGATGACGCTCTCAATGTTCTTCTCCATCTTGAAGTCGATGAGGTTTTTGCCGTAAACGATATGCACACCGTGGTCTGCGCCCCGGTGATGATGGAGCTTGACCGTGTATCGGTCCCACTCGTACTCTCCGCCAAAGGTGTCCAGCACCGAGCCGTCGATACCGCCGAGGCAGTTCCGAAAAGAGGACGGCACCGAGAGCCGGAAAGAAGCACTGGAAGAGATATCCGTCCAGACCTCAAATGGGCACTCGGATGCCGCGTGGTTTCCCAGCCCTGCCAGTGCACCGGTGCAGCCGGTCGTGGCAAAGGGCGAGACCGTAATAAAGTTGAGCTGATACGAGATGTGTCTTGCTTTGACCGTCAGCCTGCCGTCAATCGGCGTTGCGATTTTGTAGATACGGAACGGCTGCGGTCTGCCTGTGTCGGATGGCTTTGCAAGGATGATGTTTCCTTCTTCCAACTGCTCCGCATGGATACCATCTGCCGGGTATACCATCTCCAGCTCAAAGCTGCCGTTTCGTTTTTCCGTCACGATGCAGGACTGTGCATCTGCCAGCTTGCCGATGCCGTTGTGGTCGAACTTTGCCTCCGTGGATGCATACAGGCAAGGGATCATCCCGTTCCACCTCCTTCCTCACAGCGTCCACCAGCGCGGAGTCACCTCCACCGCTGTGATACCGCCCGTCCATGCGATCTGTGTCTTTCCAGCCGGCAATTCCGGGAAGTCGTCCGAGAGAATGGTCTCATTGCAGAAGCCGCCCGCATTGTAGGCATTGTGCGTCTCACAGTTCAGCAGGACATAATCCTTGATGCTGTGGATGGTAATGGATTCATCGCCCACATACAACACACCGCCCGAATCTCCGTAGACCTTGAAGATGGGCTGTGCCGGGAATGCGAAGGGGTTCATGAGGTTGCTCCGACTTTCCAGCCGCACAGTCCTCTGTCCTTCCACGCTCCACCGCTGGGGCTTGCAATTGAACACCAGATCCATCTTGGCGGCTTTCTGCGCCGTCACATCGAACTCCATCGCTTCGGTGCAAACTGCCATCCGGAAGAAATCCGGGTCATAGGTATCCTGCAATTTCTGGTAGCCGACCGGAGACAGCAGCCACGACTTGACTGCGGCGGTCTTAGCAGGCAGACCGTTGAAGAAGAACGCTTCATACTTGATATCCACATTTTGATACCGCCGCCGACCTGCCCTTGCATTCTCGCTGATGATGTCTCCGTTTCTGCCAGGGACCGATGTGCTTTCTACATCCGCTGCCGGAGAATCGTACACACCGGGTCCGGACAAATATAAAAGGAAGTCCTTGCTGGACTTCCCGGCAAAGGACAGATACTGCCGTGCAAACCTGCCCTTCAGATCAAACTGGGATACTGTCTTTTTCTCAGGCAAATAGCCCATACGCATCACCTTCTTACTTATAGACCGAATCGTCCTGGTCGATCATCTCATTGATCTTGTCAGCCACGATCTGTGCCAGTTCGTTATCGTTCCGGGCGTTGTAGCCGTTCACTGTGATGTGAACGCCACCCAGATTCGTGTTCTTTGTCGTTCCGCCGCCGGCCAGAGCAGCCTGCGGAAAATTCCAACCGCTTGTGTTCAGCCGGGGAATATTGATCTCCGGCAGGCTGAAGGAGCAGATTCCCGCCATCCCCTGCTGAACCTTAGAGGCCATAGACCGGATCTGCTTCAGCAGACCGCCCTCGCTGTCCTTGATGCCGCCAATCAGCAGCTTCATGAAGTCAGGCATATAGGTGTCGGCATCTGCCAGCGGTCCTTCGTCCGGCACCGAAAAGTGCAGGAAGCTGCGGATGCCGTTTGCCACGCTCTTGGCGGCATTGCCGACCCACGACACGCCTTTCTTGATGCCTCCAGCGATACCGCTGACCACATCCTTTCCCCAGTTCACCGCCGAGGAAGCCACGTTCTTGACGCCGCTCCAGATGGAGGATGCCACGTTGCCGATGGCAGACGCCGCATTGGAGATGCCATTCTTAATGGCAGTCACACCATTGGAGAACACAGAAGTGACCTTATTCCAGATGTTGGTCACGCCCTCCCGGAAGCCATCGCAGTTCTTCCAGAGAGCGGTCAGCCCAAGGCCGACACCGCCAACAGCGGCCACCGCAATACCAGCAGGGCCAGCAAGACCAGCCAGTGCTGTACCTGCCGAGGCAAGCACACCGCCAGCCGAAGAAGCGATACCAGCCAATGCACTGCCTGCACCGGCTGCGAGACCAGACACCGTTGTGCCAACAGAACCGAACAGCCCAGCAATCGCAGAACCGGCCGAGCCAGCGATACCGCCCAGCGTAGAGCCTACGCCGGAGAGCAGCCCAGACAGGCTGCTGCCGACACCGCCGAGCTTGGAGAGGACACCAGTCGCTACACTGCCAAGGTTCGACAAGATGCCGGTTCCGCTGCTACCAAGGCTGCCCAGCTTCGAGATAACACCTGTAATCCCTTGTCCCAGACCACCCATCTTGGAGGTCAGCCCGGAGATCAGGTTTCCGAAGTTTGAGACGATCTGCCCGCCATCGGCGTTGCCGATCTTCGACAGGAAACTCCCCATCTTTGTCAGCAGACCACCGCCGCCATCCGTTCCCAGTGCATTGCCGAGGTTCGTGAGCGTCTCGCCCAGGCTGCCGAAGGTACTCTTCATGGAGCCGAGCTTGTCCACGATTCCGGTGACCGTGCTGACCGTATCGCCCACCTTGCTGATACCTTCGCCCAGTCCCTTAAGGAAATCCGAGTTGAAGGTATCACCGAGGCTGTGGATCGCATTGCCCAGAGAACTGGTCTGGTCGCTTAAGTCTCCGATGGAGGTCTTCATGTCGGAGAACCCCTGCTTCACCTCATCGCTCATGCTGCTGACCGATGTTTTGGTGATCTTTTCAAGGTCACTCCAGACAGACTTAAACTCGCTGGACATGCCTTCTAGACCGTTCATAAGCCCAGTTCGGATGCCGGATGCCAGTCCGCTTGCAGCAGACCGTACTCTGTTGGTGCTGCCAGTGATCGTTGAAGCAAATCCGCTCACCACAGACCTCACCTTGTCGCCCATGTCTCCTACGGGCGTGTTCAGGTTGGTTCTCATGGAGCCGGACAGGGTCTTGACTGCCTTAACGACCTTGCCTTGATTCTTCTTGATGCCGCTTGCCAGCAGCTTCATGAAGTCCGGCATATACTCGTCCGCATCGGACAGAGGACCGGTATCGGGCACAGAGAAGTGCAGCAGGCTTCTGACCTTGCCTGCCACATTTTCTGCGGCCCGAACGACCGAGCCAGCCGCCGCACGAACACCGGCCGCCATCTGGGAGCAGATGTCACTGCCCCAGCTGTATGCCGAAGAAGCAATGGAGCTGAGAGAGTTGAAGCTGCTCTTGATGCCGGACACACCGGAAGAAACCGTGGAGCGCAGGTTCGACATTGCGCCGGACACCGCCGACTGCACGCTGGAGAAGGTAGAGCTGGTCGCGGATTTCACACCGTTCCAGCCCGTGGATACCGTTGACTTCACAGAGTTCACAGCCGAAGTTGCCGTATTACGGATAGTATTCCAGCTGGAACTAAGGACCGACTGGATGCTCGACCAACTGCTGCCGGTCAGGCTGCGGAGATTGTTCCAGCCAGCCGTGACTGCGCTCTTGACTGCGTCGACCGATGCTGTTGTCGCATTTTTAATGCTGTTCCAGCTCGTGTTCAGTGCCGTTTGGATGGAGGTCCAACTGGATGTTGTCAACGTGCGCAGGTTTGTCCAGCCGGTCGTGACGGAAGTTTTCACTGCGTTGACCGAGGCTGTCGTTGCGCTCTTGATGCTGTTCCAGCTTGTGTTCAGTGCCGTCTGGATGGAACTCCAACTGGATGTTGTCAACGTGCGCAGGTTAGTCCAGCCATTGGTGACAACCGTTTTGACTGCACTGACCGCAGTTGTGCTTGCGGATTTGATGGAATTCCAGCTTGCCGTCAGGCTCGACTGGATGCCGGACCAGCTGGATATTGTAAGGGTGCGGAGCTGTGTCCAGCCATTGGTGACTGCGGTCTTTACGCTGTTCAGGCCGGAAGTCACAGAAGTCGTGATGCCGCTCCATGCTGCCGTAAGGTTGGTCTTGACCGCATTCCATGCCGTAGTAGTGTCCGATGCAATACCGGACCATGCTGCCGACACAGATGCCTTGATGCTGTCGATCTGGCTCGTCACAGACTGCGCCATGCCAGTGCAGGCAGTCGATACGGAGGTAGACACACCCGACCATGCGGTCTGTGCTTCCACCTCCACACCGGACCATGCGTTAGAGGTATCCGTTTTCATCTGGGTGGTGGAATCACTGGTCTTGCCGATAATGGCATCCCAAATGCCGCCGAAGAAGCCGGAGATTCCCTCCCATGCGCTGGAGATGCCAGACTTAATGCCTTCCCACGCAGTGCTTGCCGTAGACTGGATACCTTCCCAAGCCCCAGACAGCCCGGTGGCCACCGTTTCTACCGCCGAGGTCACGCCGGACTGGATACCGTCCCAAGCAGTAGAAATCGCACCCTTGATGCCATCCCATGCAGACGAGGCGGTCGTCTGGATTCCCGTCCATGCAGTCGAAAGCCCAGAGCCGAGCGTCTCAACCGCGCCGGACACAAAAGAGGAGATTCCCTCCCATGCGCCGGAAATGACGCCCGAAATGTCCTCCCACACAGTCGATACCGCCGACTTGATATTTTCCCAAGCCGTAGACCAGTCGCCGGAGATGACGCTCATGACTGTCGAAATGACCGCCGAGATCGCATCCATGACGCCGCTGACCACACCGGAGATTGCATCCCAGACCGTAGAGAACACAGTCTGCAAGCCAGTCAGGACACCACCAAGGAAATCCGAGATTCCGCTGAAGGTGGACTGTGCGTTCTCATCCATTTCCCCGGTTTTCCCCGTGAAGAACGAGACGATGCCGTTCCAGATACCCTCGAAGAAATCCTTGATTCCCGTCCAGACCCCGGTAAAGAAATCCGAGATCCCGGTCCAGATGTTGGATGCAGTGGTCTGGATGCCTGTCAGGATGCCGGAGAAGAAATCGCTGATTCCCGTCCAGATTCCTTCAAAGAATCCCTGAATGCTCTCCCAGACCGAGTTCCAGTCCGTACCGAACCAGCCGAGGAACACATCCGCTACACCCTTCAAGGTGTCCAGCACTGTGGAGAAGATGGACTTAATTCCTTCCCAAATTCCGGAGAAAATACCTTTGACTGCCTCCCATGCTCCGCTCCAGTTGCCCTGGAAGAGATTGGAGAACACATCAAACAGACCAATCAGCGTGTCGAGGACTGTTCCCAGTACCGTGGATACAACCTGAAAAGCACCCTCAAATACAGGGGCAAGCACCTGACAGAAACCATCCCAGACTGCTTTCAGCACCTCGACAATGTCTTTGAAGTCAAAGCCGAGGGCATTGAGCCGCTGGGTCAGCTGGTCGCAGAAGCCGCGCACTTTTTCGACGATGCCATTCCAGATGTTAGTAATAGCTGTACGGAACTCCTCATTGGTATTCCAGAGGTGCATAAAAGCAGCGACCAGTGTACCAATGACGGCAACCACTGCCATAACCGGTGCAGAGATGCCGCCGAGGGCTGCACCCAGCTTCCCGAACAGTCCGCTTGCGCTGCCCACCCTAGTGGAGAGCAGCCGGATGCCCTTAGCCAGCGAACTGAAGCCCTTTAATGCTGTGCCTGCTGTCGATATGGTTTTGCCCAGCACAATGAGCAGCGGCCCGATGGCCGCGGCCAGAGCCGCCACCTTGAGGATAGTCTCTCTGGTGCTGTCATCCATGCTGTTGAGCTTGTCCACGAATGCCTGCACTGCCGACACGATCTTGCGGATGGTGGGCATCAGGAGGTCGCCAAAAGAAATAGCCAGCTCTTCCAACTGAGATTTCAGAATGGTGAGCTGACCATTTAAGTTGTCCTGCATGGTTTCTGCCATGCTCTCCGCAGAACCGTCACAGTTTTCAATGGCGCCACGGAGCTTATTGATATCCCCTTCCCCGGAGTTCATCAGGGCAAGGAAACCGGACATGGCGTTCTTGCCGACCAGCGATTCGGCATTGGCTGCCTTTTCGGATTCGGTCAGACCGGAGAAGGCCACACGGCAGTCCGCAAGGATATCGTTCAGGCTTCTCATGCTGCCATCTGCGTTGCTGGTAGCAATGGTGACCTCGCCGATGTTTTTGCCCGCAAAGGTCACTTCGCCGGCAAGGTTGTTCATGATGGAACGCAGCGAAGTACCAGCCTGGGATGCCTTGATACCGCTGTTTGCCATGAGGCCGATGGCTTCTGCGGTGTCCTCTGCGCTGAAACCCAGCGCACCAGCGATAGGCGCACAGTACTTGAAGGTCTCGCCCATCATGCTGACGTTGGTGTTTGCATTGGACGATGCCGCCGCAAGGATATCCGCAAAGTGACCGGAATCCGAAGCCGACAGACCAAATGCTGTCAGTGCATCCGTGACGATATCCGAGGTAGTCGCCAAGTCCTCACCGGATGCAGCAGCAAGGTTCATGATGCCCTCGATACCATCCAGCATGTCCCCGGTCTTCCAGCCGGCCATCGCCATGTATTCCATAGCGGAGGCAGCTTCGGAGGCGGAGAACTTGGTCTTGGCGCCCATCTCGCGGGCCTTTTCACGCAGGGCATCGAAGTCAGAGCCGGTCGCACCGGAAATGGCGGCGACCTTGCTCATTTCCTGATCAAAGTCTGCCGCTGTTTTGACAGCCGCTGTACCTAAGCCCGTAACGGCTGCCGTAACAGGTAAGAACTTTTTGCCCACACCCTCGACCTGAGAGCCGACCGTCTGGAGCTTTTCCCCCACCGCATCGATCTTGGCAAGGGTCGTATTGGTTACCGCCGCCTGTTCCTGCAGGGATTTGAGGTTCTGCTCCGTCTCCACGATCTCACGCTGGAGTGCATCGTACTGGTCCTGCGTGATCTTGCCATCTGCAAGCTGCTGATTGGCCTGCTCTGCCGCCGTCTTTAAGGTGGTGAGCTTCTCCTTGGTGGCTTCGATAGCCTCCTTCAGCATCCTCTGCTTCTGGGTGACAGCTTCGGTGTTGGAGGGGTCCAGTTTCAGGAGCTTGTTGACATCCTTCAGCTCAGCCTGCGTTGTTTTGATGGTTTTGTTGACGCTTTCCAGGGCCTTGGAAAGTTTTGTAGTATCGCCGCCAATCTCAACGGTAATGCCTGCGATTCTGGATGCCATGCGGATAACCACCTCCTTCGGGGCATAAGTAAAGGCCCATCCGCACAAGGCGAATAGGCCAAAGAAATATTATAGTCAGTATCAAATCCGACCAACTTGCATACAATATATTTGTAAACAAATAAGTCGATGTTCTTGTTGACGTTTTTGCAAACCCGTGCTATAATGCAAGTGAAGAAAGGAGTTGACAATTATGGCATCTGTTATGAGTGCAATCACCAATACCGTTCCTATCACCCAGTTTAATCGAGGGCTTGCCGGCAAGATTTTTGATGAGGTTAAGCAGTGTGGTGCAAAGGTTGTCATGAAGAACAACACTGCGGAGTGTGTCCTTATCTCTCCTGACGAGTATGTCCGCCTGATGGACGAACTGAATGACGCTCGCCTTTTGGCGGTCGCCTCCGAACGTATGGCGCACTTTGACCCTTCTACCTTGATTTCCGAAGAGGAAATGAACCGTCGGCTCGGTGTCACTGAAGACGACCTCGCCGGTTTTGACGAGGTAGAAATCGAATGAGTTGGAAAGTCGAATACCTCCCAGAAGCGGAAAAAGACCTCAAAGGTTTAGATGGAAGTCAGCGCAATCTTGTTCTAAAAGCAATCAAGAAAGTTCAGCAAAATCCTCTTCCTGTCGATGAGAATGGCTACGGAAAACCTCTCGGCAATCATAGCAGCACCAGCCTTGCAGGTTTAATGAAAATCAAACTTCGCTCCGCTGGTCTGCGCATTGTTTACCAGCTTCGTCGTACTGAAACATCCATGATGATAATTGTCATCGGAGTCCGAGCTGATGAAGAAGTATACGAACTTGCGCAGAAGAGAATCCGCAAGCACGATATACTCGGTTGACTATCTGCGCCTAATCAGCTATAATTCAATAGCAATCAGGTTTCAGTAATCTTGCGAGGTCTGAGACCGGGAAGATGACCTTCGGGCCACCTTCTTTCTCCCCCAGCTGTGCACGGCTGGGGGATTTTTCTTTATCCTCACAAACTTTCGTGCTTATTTTGCAATCAATATAAGCACGAAAGTTTGGTCAGAACCGGTCAAAGTCTGCCTGCGATGCCAGCTCCTGATACGGATATTCATCGTTCTGCCGCTCTGTGAACATGTCGTTGACCAACCCGATGGTCAGCAAGTCTAGGTCGGCTATGCTGATACCGAGCTGCACACAGCGCAGCATGAAGAGCGGGGTGGTCATTACCCGCTCACTTTTGCGAGGTTTTTTCTTGCCTCTACCTCCGTCTGGACATTCAGACCCCACAGTTCGATCAGCTGAGGCAGAATCTGGTAGATAGAGAAGGTATTGAAGTTTTCCAGCCACTCATCCGGGGTGTCCGGCACCTGGTCCGGATGGGCGTGCTTCGCCATAATATAGGCGATATTCTCGAACATCTCCAGACTAAACAGGTCAAGGCCGGAGCTTTCCTCATCGTTATCCCCCACGCTCTTTTCCAGAGAACGCAGGTCTTTGTAGATATCCCGGCCGAACTTAATGCGATACAGCCTCGGCACGGCTGCGCTGGCGCGGAAATCAACCTGCTGTCCATCGATCTCGATTTTCTTCGTAATAGCCATAAGTCAAATCCTCCATTTCATGTAGAAAGGGCAGAGCCTCCGCCCTGCCCTCAGTTCGTGTCGCGCTTACTCTGCCGGGTCGATACTGACCAGTGCATTGCTGCCGCTGACGGTGGGCAGCTTGCCATCCCATTTCTGGATCTTCTGGTACTCGATCAGAGGTTCCGACAGGCTCTCTGCAATCTTGCGGTTCGCTTCGGCCTGTGCATCCGCAGCAATGGAAGTCTTCTGTGCCTCTGCCTCGGCGTTGGTGATCGCCACTTGCTTGTCGGCTTCTGCCTTTGCAATGGCGGCCTCGTTCTCGATTTTCTGCTTGTCAGCGTTCTGCTGGGCAATGGACTTCTGCTGGATGGCAGTGTTGTATGCCTCTTCAAAATCCATGTTGTTGATGACCACCTTATTGATGAACACAGCACCCTCGCCATACTTCTGGTTCAGGGACTCTGCCAGCTTCTGCTGTGCCAGCGGCTCGATCTTGGTGCGGTTGGTGACCTCATTGGGGCCAAGCTCGGCCATGGCGGACTTGATGGCAGATGCCACCAACTCGTCACCAACCAGATTCTTGGTGTCGGATACATTGGCATACAGCCATGCACTTTTTTCCGGGAGCACCTGATAGGTCACGATCACATCTGCGGCATACACAGGAGTCTTGTCGGAGGTTTCGCCCCAGATCTGTGCCTCGATGTGCTTGTCCTGCTGCTTGTTGGACACGGTATGGATGCTCTGGACAAACGGAATGGTGAAGTTGAGCTTGCCGCTCTGGATGGTGGCCTCCTGAATCTGGCCGAAGCTGGTCTTCACGCCCGTGTAGCCGGTTGGGACGATGGTCACCGACTGGAACAGCAAGAAGGCCACGAAGATGACAGTGAACAGGGAAAATACACGATGCTTTTTCATTTTGAAAATCTCCTTACACAATAATGTAGGAAGCAGAGCCGAAGCCCTGCCTCGGTTTATCAGCCCTGAGGATCAGTCTCCTCAGTCACCACACTGGATGCCTCTGCCTGCGGCTCATAGACCTTCTCGTACCACTTGTTGTAGACATCGTCGCTGGTGTTGGTGCCGGTCTTGGCCTTGACATAACCGTTTGCCAGCGGCGTTGCCTGCAGGGTCAGGGTGTCGGTCTTGACCTCCTTGCTGTCCTCGTTGGTATCACCTTCGATAGACGGACGGCTTGCCACACAGTTGTACATAACATGGCGGATATGCCGCTGGTCGCCATCAAACTCAAACAGGAATGCGAAGTGCTCCAGCTCGGCATTGGCGTTTTCCGCCAGAACGCCGTTGCCATCCAGTTCCTCGTGCATAATGTCCGTGAGGAAGGACTCCGGAATCAGGGCGATTTCCAGATCACCCTCATAGCCGGAGTTGTTATTCACGACATAGTAGGCGATGTTGTCCGCATAGAACGGTTCGATCTCACCATTGGCATCCAGAGACAGACTGACTGCACCGGGAATGCGTACCGGGGTATCGTAGGTAACGCCGCCGTCCTCGTCAAAGGTCGCCTTGGCGTAATGGCAGTTTTTCAGGCCGTACTTGACCTTGTTGCTTTTCTTGCCCATTGCTTTCTCCTCTCGTGAAAAAAGCCCTGCGGCTGACTCAGACGGTCAGCTCATACAGGACTTCATACATCTTCTCCGTCTCGATCCAAACCTCGCTCTTTTCATAAAAGAGTTCATGTTCGGTCAGGACTTCTTCGATTGCTGCCTCAGTATCCGGATCTTTGTAATCGGTGTACACCTCGATAGCCAGCCGATTGAAATGGTGGTACACAAGGTTGTCTGCGCCGAAGTTTTTCGCTCTCGGGTACAGGAAACAGATGAACGGTGGGTCGGGGCTCTCCCCCTCTGCGAAATGGTCATACGCATAGGGCAGCCCCATTTCTTCCACCATTGCCTTGACTTCTGCGTGGGTCATGGTGCCTCCTATCCCAGTGCCTTCTTGATAAGGGACTGAAGCAGTTCTACGCCTTCCTGCTCTGCGGGAGCGATATGCGGTATTGCTGCCACACGCCCACCGCCACGCTTCGCATGACCGTTTTCCAGCAGATGCGACAACTGATATCGGTCTTTGGAATGGACGACCATCTGAAGGCTCTGGCTGGATTCTTCCTGCTTGGTCGCCACCCAACTGGACTTATACCGTCCAGTCCGGGACGGTGCGCCGGTCTCGATCTTTTCCTTGACGGTCTTAGCAGATTTGCGGACGGCACGTTTGACCTCAGAGGATGTCAGCTTGGAATACTCCTGCAATCCCTCATTGACGGCCGCCGCAAGCCCATCCACGCTGACGGTTTTACTGCTCATCTCTGCCTCCGTTCCAGCCTGCAATGCAGCTTTGTGGTTTTCTTGTTGTAGTTCATGGGGTCAACTGACGTGATGTCATAAAGCTCACCACGAAACAGTACCCGGAACCCGGTAGAAGTCAGCTTATTGACCTCGCTGCACCAGCGTACCGTGAACACCACGCTTTTCTGTTCGGCTGTGACTTCACCTTCATCCTCCTGCGCCTCAAAGGTCGAAGCGTAGGCGAAGCAGGTGTAATAATCCACCCATGCGTTCCGATGATTGCCAACCTTATCGGTCATGTGCTTACTTTGCTGGATCGTGATCCTCTCGTTCAGCTTATCGATCATCAGAACACCCCCTCCCTCACAGCGAACAGAATGGAACGGAGCGTCAGCATCAACTGCTTATGGTCCGCTTCGTCCCGGTGTTCGTACAAATAGCCCAGCGCATACAGAATTGCCACACGGCAAGTGCTGCGCAGAGCTTCCAGCTCCCTCGTTGGTGTGACCCCGTTCTCGGCATCCCGGTCAGCGGCATTGACTGCCTCCCACTGGTCGTCCGTGAGCCGGCCCACATCCTTACACATCTGCTCGGCCGAGGAAAGCAGAATGCCGATCAGGGCATCTTCATCCCCGCTGTCCACGCGCAGATAGGTCTTTGCTTCAAAAAGCGGGATCAGTGCCATGATCGGTCATCCCCCTCTCTTATCAGCCGCCGGCAGCCATCTGAAGGAGCTGCACGGACTCGGGCAGGATCAGTTTGCCATCGACACGCTGGGTGGTCAGGAAGCCGACCTGATCCGTGCGGGCATACAGCTCATTCAGGCGGCGGAAGGTGCGGTTCTGGCGGTCAGCCACCCAGTAGTAGCTGTAGTCACCAAAGGCCATGACCTTGTTACCGCCCTTGATCTCCGGCATAAAGGCGGAGGTCTTCAGAGGACGGTTCAGCAGAGTATCGGGCTTGCCGATCTCCAGACCCGGCTTCCAGATATAGTTGCCGTTGTTGTCCTTGATGGTCATCAGCTGCAGCACCAGTGCCTCGTTGCAGAGGAACTGTGCCTTCTTACGGTAAGGAGCCTTCAGCGCATAGTACAGCTTGAAGATCTCATCAAAGGTGACAGCATCCTGCTTGGCCGCCTTGACACCGACCTTTGCACCGCCGGTCTCAGCCAGCAGACCCAGAGGCTTACCAACACCGTCACCGGTGATGAAGGCACGCTCCTCGGCATTACCCATACGCACACCGAACCGGCGGGCAATATAGGTGGCGAGGTCGAAGGCAGAATCGTTCAGCAGCTCGTTGGAGATCTTGATCATGGTACCCAGCTTGTAAGCGGACAGCATGGTCTGACCGAAGGTCGCATCGCTTTCGGGGATTTCCTCGCCCTCATCGATCCAACTTGCCTCGCCGGTATCCTCTGCGATGGGGATCTTGCGGGTGCCGGAGCTGGTACGGATGACAGTCGCCATGCCACGGAAGATGTTGTTCTCCTCCAGTGCCTCCACCAGCTTCTTCTCGAACTCATCAGGAACGGTAAAGCCGCCCTCGGTGTCCTCGCCCACGGACAGAGCGTTGCGGACCTCGCCGTAATGACCACGGTTGCGGATCATGTTCCAGAAGTTCTCGGCGTACTCGGCAGTAGCAGTCGGCTTCACATCCTTCTTGCTGCCGTTCTTGGGATCGGCATGGACGGGGTTGGAAGTGGGCGCAGACAGCTGTGCCTCGATCTGTGCCTGCTGTTCCAGCCGCTCGATCTCAGCACCCAGGTCCTTGACCTCCTGTGCCATCTTGTTGTACTGCTCCACAGCCTCGGCCTTCACCAGACCGTTATCGCCACGGTTCTTTTCCAGGAAATCCTTGGTCTGCTCCCAGAGGGTATTGCGCTTGGTGCGCAGTTCCAGAATCTTACTCATAGTGTTGTACCTCCATGAATTTCGTGTTTTCGGCATGAAAAAAGCCGGGGTGCATCATTTCATGCACTCCAGCTGTTTCATCAGAACGTTGTAGGAATAATCCCCTTCCTCCGTCTTGCCGTCCATGTCAAGGACAGGACCAGCTTCCGCAGGGGGATCACTGGGCGGCTCCGTTTGAGCCGCAGGGGTATTAGGCTTGACTCCCAGACGATTCAGGACGATTAGATCCATCTGACGGCTGGAGAAAAGGTGCCCTGCCGCATCCTTCTGGATCGACTGCTTTTCTTCGCCCTCGCCCGGCTCCTCATCGGGAGTCTCCTCCGGCTTTTCGGGGTCTGCCGGATCACTGTCGGGTTCATCCTCCTTCTTTGCAAAGAGAATCTCATCCGCAAAGCCCAGCTCCACGGCTTTCTTGGCGTTCATCCAAGTCTCATTGCTCATGAGGTTGGCAATGCGGGCATGGCTTAGACCGCTTTTTGCAGCGTAAGCATTGATGATGCTCTCCTTGACCTCGGTCAGCACCTCGATGGCCTTTTCCATATCCTTGGTGTTGCCCATCGCAATGGTGCTGGGGTCGTGGATCATCAGCATAGCAACGGGACTCATCTGGACAACATCACCGGCCACAGCCACAACGGATGCCGCAGAGGCGGCAATCGCATCAATCTTGACCGTGATACTGCCCTTGTAGTCCTTGAGCATGGTATAGATCTCGGCAGCGGCGAACACATTGCCGCCCGGACTGTTGATCCAGACAGTCACATCTCCCTCACCGGATTCCAGCTCATCCCGGAACATCTGCGGCGTGATCTCATCGCCCCAGAAGGATTCCTCATCGATGGGGCCTTCCAGCCGGAGGGTTCTGGTGTCATCACTGTCCTTGATCCAGTTCCAGAACTTCTTCATCTACTTCTCCTTCCACTTTTCTTCGGCATACTCTCACTCTGCCGATTATCGCTGTCAGGTTCTTCTTCCGGGTCTTGTTCCTTCGGCTGTGTCTGCTTTGGCTGATTCTGCTGGACTGCGGCAGCCTTGTTCTGCTGTGCCAGTCCTGCGTCTTTCAACTTCACATATCCGCCGTTCAGGTAGTAGTCGTCTCCGCCCTGGTCAGCCGGGATCAGGTCCATGTTTTCCAATCGATGGATATCGTTGGGAGACAGAAAACCATTGCTGATGCCGGTGGCATAGCCGTTCATCCGGCTCTGGTAGTCGCCGCGCAGCAGACCGTCCACATTGAACTTCGGAAAGTAGGTATCCTGCTCTTCCTCCAGCAGGAGATCCTTGATGATGCCCTGCTCAATGCGGACGAGCCACGGAGTCAGGGAGTGCATCACGAAGTTCAGCGACTGGTATTCGATGTTGGAGAAGGTCGCATGGGACAGATCCGCTACCAGATGCGGAGGCACACGAAAGATACGGCAGATCTCCGTCACAGAGAACTGCTTGGATTCAAGGAACTGACTGTCTTCCGGCGGCAGCGACACGGGCTTGTAGGTCATGCCCTCTTCGAGAACAGCCACCCGATGCGCATTTGCCGCACCGCCGTAAGCCGCCTCCCAGTTATCCCGGACACGGTTCGGATCTTTCATGACGCCGGGATGTTCCAACACACCGCTGGGCTGTGCGCCGTTCTTAAAGAACGCCGACCCGTACTTGTCCACCGCAATAGAAGTGCCGAGGCTGTTCTTCATCATGGCGATTGGAGAAAAACCAATCAGCCCATTGAAGCCCAACCCCGGCACATGGAAGATCTCATCCCGGCGAAAGTAGATGTCCTTGTTCTGCTCTCCCGGAACTTCATCCGTATAGGCGTGGTAGATGTAGTACAGCTCGCCGCTTTCATCGCGATCCACTTCGACGTTTTCCGGCAGCAGCGGATACAGACCCAGTACCGTGTTCTTGCCATCCCGGACGATCTGTGCGTAGGCATTGCCCCAGAGGAGCAGGTGGGTCATCAGGGTCTCCCAGAACACAAATGCCGTCATTTCCGGGTTGGGCTGTCTGTACAGGATCTTGTACAGCGGATGATCCCGCGCCTTTTCCTTGTTGCCGTTGTCGTCCGTCACCCGGTACAAGTGCAGCGGCAAGGCAGCAATGGATTCTGCCAGCAGTCGGACACAGGCATACACGGTCGGGATCTGCATAGCTGCCTTTTCATCCACCTGTTCCCCTGCATTGGAACGGCCAAACACAAAGGTCTGCCCGGAATCTCGGACATTGTCCGTGACCTCTGGCAGACCTTCTTTCGGTGATGGGGTTTCAGGTTGGGGAGAGTCTCTTGGGTTTTCAAAACCCAGCCATTCCCAGAATGTCATTAGGCATTATCCCCTTTCTCCAGCTCCGGCAGACCTGCAAGGCTGGTACCGAGGGAGGCCACGCCAGCCACGATCGCTGCGCTGCCTACTGCCATCCAGTCCACCGTGCCGCTGGGCATCTGGGTCACGACCAGTGCTGCACCGGTCTGGAACATGGTCTTTGCGGCGCGGATACTTGCAGCGCGCCACCAATCTGCACTCATCAAATACTTCATTGTGTTTTCCTCCATGATTTGTGTATCAAAAAACGATCATGTCACGTTCATCGTAGATACTGCCCTGCTGCTGTCCTTCATTTCGGATGCAGCGGTCCAGCGCCATGATCGCAGCGACGATACCATCGATTTTCTCCGGCGACTTTGCCTTGGTCGGCTTGATGTTGCCGGCCGGGTCGGTATCCACGACCACGTTGCCAGCCATCCATGCCATGACGGGGTTGCCGCCGTGAACGATATTGCCTTCCATCAGAAGCTTGTAGAACTCTTTGGTAGGCGGGCTCATATCTTTGAAGCCCTGACCAAAAGGCACTACTGTGAAGCCCATCCCCTCAAGGTTCTGGGTCATCTGCACTGCTCCCCATCGGTCAAAGGCAATCTCCAAAATGTGATAAGTCTTGCCCAGTTCTTCGATGACTTTTTCGATGAACCCGTAATGGATGACATTGCCCTCGGTCGCCATCAGGTAGCCCTGCTGGAACCAAATGTCATAGGGCACAGATGCCCTGCGCACACGCTGGGGAATCGTATCCTCCGGAATCCAGAAGAACGGCAGCATGATGTACTTTTCTTCCGGGGTTCTGGGTGGGAACATCAGCACAAAAGCCGTGATGTCACCGGTGCTGGACAAGTCCAGTCCACCGTAGCAGTCACGCCCTTTGAGAGCTTCCATATCGATTGGCTGGCTGCCGAGGTTGTATATGTGTTCCGGGATAAATCGGGTCAGTGAGGACACCCACATATTCAAACGGAGCTGCTTGAACACATTCTCCTCTGCGGGATTATCCAGTGCCTCCTGAAACGCATCCCTGACACGCTGGATCTGGATGGTCTGCCCCAGTGAGGGGTTGGCTTTATACCAGTTGGCTTCATCGTGCCAGTCATCCTCATCGGTCAGACCGTAGACCACCGGGTAGAAGGTGTGGTCGATCTTGCGACCGGCAAGAAGGTCAAGGGCTTTTATGTGCAGCTCATAGCAGATGCTCTCCTTGTCCGTGCCGGCCGTGGTAATCAGGAAGAACAGCGGCTGTTCACGGGCGTCACCGGAACCTTTGGTCAGGACATCGTAGAGCTTGCGGTTGGGCTGGGCATGGACCTCATCCAGCACCAGACCGGACACATTCAAGCCGTGCTTCGTGCCGACTTCCGCTGACAACACCTGATAGAACCCTGCATTGCTGTAGTTCACGATACGCTTGGTTGCCGCCATGATCTTGCAGCGTTTCATGAGAGCTGGGGTCATCTGCACCATCTGGTTGGCAACGTCAAAGACGATGGATGCCTGCTGACGGTCGGCGGCTGCGCCATAGACTTCTGCGGAGGGCTCGTTATCGGCAAACAGCAGATACAGTGCCACCGCAGCGGCCAGCTCGGACTTGCCGTTTTTCTTGCCGATCTCGACATACGCTGTGCGGAACTGACGGTTGCCACGCTCGTCCACGATGCCAAACACATCCCGGATGATCTGTTCCTGCCACGGCAATAGCCAGAACCGTTTGCCCGCCCACTTGCCTTTGGTGTGACGGAGGTTCTCTATAAACCGCACAGCCCGGTCTGCCTTTTCCACATTGTAGTGGGAGGTCGGCAGCATGAACCTGCTGGGCTTGTAGTTCTTGAGCGTCGGATAATTTTTAGGGCGTGTCTCTGCCATTATCCGTCACCTCCCAGCAGGCTTTCCATCTCATCGGCGGCATTTGCAGGACCGCCGTCCGATGCAATGATCCGGCTTCGGGAAGAAGGTGTCAGCCCGAACTGTTCAGCAAACCGATTCATGATTTTCAGATAGGTCTGGGCAATAGACACCTGCGGCACCTGCTGCCAGTACCCGGACGGTGTCTTAACGATGGAACCGTGCTGGGTGATGAATTCTTCCGCCTCCTTCCATCGTGCGTATGCCTGACAATAGCCGGCGAAGGCAGCCATGTCCACTTCGGTCAGGATGCCGATGGCTTCCATCTGCTTGGCAAGCCGCCGCCATTCCTTTTTTGCTTCCGGCTCCAGCCATTTCGGACACGCCGGTGCCTTCTTTGTTGGCTTCGGTTCGCTGGTATTCAGCGGATGCTTACCCGGATTGCCTTCCAGTTCCTTCATGGCGGTCGGCTTCGGTTTTCTGCCTCTGGTAGCCATGGGCTTCCCCTCCCTTCTTCAAAAATTGGTATAAGAAAAAGGACCTCCGAAGAAGTCCTTTGTATATCAAACACGGTGGATACGAGACACAGCCCCCTGCGGGGCGTGTGTCCTTTGTGAGTTATGCGTTGGGGTTAGCTTCCTTCCATGCTTCGTACTCGTCGGCAAGCTCGGCCTCCTCGATGACCTGCCAGATGCTGCAAAAGCGGATGCGCTGGTGGGCGATGTCCTCGGCTGTCCAGCTTTCCGGCTTTCGACTCATGTCGTGGTAGGCGTCCATCTCGGCCTTCGTCCGCTGGAAAAGGATGTCCTTGAGCCGCAGGGTTTCAGCGTTGTTCCGCAGGGTGTACCGCTTGTCCTCGGCTGCCCGGCATAGTCTGCCAAGGTCATCGCAGTTGATGCTCATGTCCTGCTTGAAGGCGATCTCAATGCCGGTCAGCTCTCGCTCGGTGGCGGCTGCCTGGATGCGGGTCAGGTAGGTTTTGGCGTTCTTCATCATGGTCTGTATCCTCCGTGTGTTTGTTTTCCCTTTCGGTGTCTGTATATTACCGTCACCGGGGCAGTATATCAAGCGGCTATGATACACGATCATTCGCCCACAGTCTTGTCGGATATGTGTATATCCTGCACGCGGAAGATCTGCCGCAACGAGCAAAAGCCCCCCGCAGGGAGCCCCCGCCCATATCTCAGTGTGCGTTCCGGATGCACCACTCCATGGCGTGTCCGGCATCCGTGTACACCTCATCCGAAATCTTCAGCAGTTCCAGCCGGCACTCGATCGATGAAAGCCCTTCCTTGGGGTCCTCAGCGAATCCGTAAACCGCAGCCTCCACGCCGCCCTTCCAGTTCGTTTTAGCCACCAGAACCCGGTCTCCAAACTGCAGGATGCTGTCGTAGCAGGGATTGAGCAGGTCGTTGTAGCTCTCGATGCTGATGCTGTGTTCCGGGAAGTTGTTCAGATGCTTCTTCATGGTGAAATCCTCCGTGTTTTTCATTCCGTAGGGTCTTTCCCTTTCGGTATGCACATATTACCGTCATGTAGGGAGGATAGCAAGCGGCTATACCGCACAATCATCTGCCCGGAATACCGGGCAGAATGTACATCACTCTCCGTCCTCGGCATCCTGTTCAATGAACTCCCGGATTACTTCATAAAAGAGCTGGGGGGCGTATTCCAGTGGCTCACGACCATGAGAAAAATCAATTTCTATCTGGTCCTTGACCATCTCCTTGGCAGTCTCCAGCGTGAAGCCGGCCTTATCCTCGTCATTCATATTGTTGTAGATGTCCACGATAAGGTCCATGACTTTTTCGTCGTTCATACTCATTCCTCCGTTGCCCCACCACCCCGCCACACAGCCCCTGTGTGGGTCTTGTGCGGTTTGGTTGGGGAGTTTGTCGGCCTGCGCCTGCGCCCCTTTGTGGGGGCTGTGTCGGGCTTACTTCTCCGCCCTGCCCAGAAGGTAGGCTTCCTCCATGGCTTTCTGGATGCCCCAGACGGGAACCTCGATGAAATCCTCGCTGTCGCAGCCGCGCGCTTCAAGGTCGCCTCGGTTTTCCACCTCCACCATCAGGCGCTTTGCGATGTCCAGCAGGGCTTTCTGCTGCTTCTTGGTCAGGGTCTGCTTTTTCATATCAATGTACCTCGCTTTCGTTTTTGTGGCTGTATATTACCGTCACGTCCCGCAGATAGCAAGGCCGCAGATCACACGATCATTCACGCCCGGATCGGTGTATATTTGAGAGTCCATGCACAGGAAAAGGGGCTGCCCTTTCAGGCAAGCCCCCCGCAATTTTCTGCTCAGTAGTCTTCTTCCTCATCGTAGTCATCTTCGCAGTCGTCGTAGTCCTCTTCCTCATCGCAGCTGTCGTCCCAGTCTTCCGCCATATCGCGATAATCCCACATATCCTTGGTGGGCTGGCTGCGAAGGTCGGGGGTCTGCTTGATGTAGTCGGCAACCGCACCTTCAAGGGTATCCAGAACCTTTTCGTAGGCATCCTCGCTGAAGATCTCCCAAAGGGCTACGGTCAGGCTGCTGATCTCTGCGTTGCCCTTGGCGATCAGGAAGCGGGCCGCGGGGTTGCAGGTTTCTTTGCCGTAGCCCTGGTTGACCATGTCGCCGTCGTTGAAGAATCGGTACCCGATCCGTGCGGTGGCTCTGACCAGTTCTCCGGCGAGGCTATCCGCCTTGCCGCTCGTGGGAACCAGTTCCTCGAAAAGCTTATTGATGCGGTTTTCATTCTTCGTCATTGTCGTATCCTCCAGCGTGTTTTTTGTGTTTTTCGTGGGGTTTTCCCTTTCGGTATGCACATATTACCGTCACTTTCGCACACTATCAAGCGGCTATGATACACGATCATTCGCCCATGGATTTGTGTACATTCGGGCGATATGACATTGGACGGACACGAGCAAAAGGCCGGTTTCCCAGCCCCTTGCCCCTATCCGTCCGGTTTACTTGCGGATTTCGAGGTAGCTTGTATTTTCCCAGCAATCCGTGGTCTTGAACCGCACCCTCTGCTCGGTTTCCCGGTCGAGAGCAACCTTCCTCAAAAGTTTCATCCTCTGGATGCGCCGCAGAAGGTCTGCTGCGTTCTCGGCATCTTCAATGGCATCCTGGATCTCGACCACCGAGCAGTCGGTACCGTACCAAAGGTTGCTGAGTGCCTCCGGAATGCCGTTGGCAGTGAAAAGTCGGATATTCGTGTAGGTCATGGTGTTATCTCCCTTCGTTTTTGTGACTGTATATTACCGTCACTCAGGGGTGATAGCAAGCGGCTAATGTACACGATCATCTAGCCCAGCACTCCGGAAAATGTTTCACTTTGCGCCGTCGTGGTATTCCTCGATATACTGCCTTCCGTCCGGTTCGGTGACCACCGCAGGGTAGCGCACACGGCTGCCGTGCCGGGTCAGGAGCTCGGCGGCAAGGTCTGCAAGTTCTCCGAGGATCTCCATGTTCCATTGGAGGTCGTCATCCTCCGCCATGACCTTGCAGAATTCAAACGCAGCGTTGTAGATCTCATCATTGCGGGCACTCTGGGCATCCGAAAGCTCCAGTTCCTCATCCGTATCTGGCACCGTGGGCTTCTGGCACTCTGCCCAGCGCCCTTCGTAGGTCTCGCCAGCCTCACAGCCGTCGGCGTCGTATTCGTTGACCCGAACCCACCGGTTCGACTGGAACACTCGCTCGGTGATGCCGTTCTTCCGGATGCTGAGCATCACCTTCTCCCCATTTTCATTGACACCCCACAGGGCATCCGGGTAATCCCCGAACTCCTGAATCATCTGACGGCGAGTGGCAAGGTCGCCAAAATTGGCGGCCAATACATTGAGCCGGATCGTGTCCAGCTTCTTGTCCAGTTCCATTTTCATGTTCGTTCTCCCCTTTCTCAAAAATCCAAGGTCTCCAGAACCTCGTCCGTGCCGGTCTCCCAGTCGTGGCGGGTCAAGCGGATGCGGCTGTACATCTCGGTGCTGTCCGGCTCATCGAAAAGCCGGAAGCATTCTCTGGCAAACCCCTCATCGGTGTACTGCTGGGTCTCGTCGGGCTGGCCGTCCAGCCGGGTGAAGGTGATCTCGTAGGTGTAGCGTTCCATGTTTTTTCCTTCCTTTCCGTTTCGGTATGTGCATATTACCGTCGTTTCGGCATAATAGCAAGGCCATAAAACGTCATATTATCGACGATCATCAGCCCATATTTTTGGTGGATCTATGTCGATAAATGGCCTTGATAAATATGTGTTTTAGAGCGAATATACAGACACCGAAAGGAAAACGCACACGGAAAACGGAGGCAACCACCATGAAAAAGACCATCAGCGAGATTGAAAGCATCATCGATGACCGCATTGCAGAGCTTGAAGAAGAATACGAGCTGGACATTTTCGACCACAACGACATCCGGGAAGAAGAATACTGCAAGGGCGGTTGGAAACACGACCCCTTCCCCGAAGAATTGGAGGAGGAAGAGGACGAGGAAGAAGAATGGCATTACATGAGCCTTGAGCAGCAGCTCTACGAAGTCGGCATGAGCATGCGGGATTTCCTTTAAGGGAATCCGCCAAGGAACCCCCAGCAAAGGCTGGGGCTGTTCCTCGTTGTCCCCGTTTTCCGTTGACCATATACACAGTTCTGCCGCCCAAAGATCGTGGAAGATCCTGCTCTTTCCCGGCTTGCTATTCTTGCAAACCAGAGCTAATATACAGTAAACTGGGAATGGGTTCTCGATGATTCGAAGCCCCCACCAGCCCACAAGCCACCCCCTTCTGCCTAGGCAGAAGGGGCCGTTTTCTTTATTCGGGCTGTGTGCCGTCGCTGATTTGGATGGCCGCGAGTCCCGATGCGGTGCGAACGAAAAGTTCCGGATTCCAGAACCGTTTCCTGAACTTGTCCACAAGTTCCGGCGGCAAGTCCGTGAAGTCTTCCTTGCCTAACCCGCAGAGGAAGAAGCTGCCTCGGATCGGCTGTCTCAGTTCCCGGATATACCGGCTGAACAGCTTATCCGTAAACAGTCCGTTGTCATCCGTGACCAAGGCGACCGGTTCCGGCCACGGGTAGGTTGCCGTGATGCAGTCGCAGTCCAGCACCTTATAGTACTCTTCCAGCGTGGGCTGGATATCGATCTCCTTCGGATGTTCCCTCGGCTCGACCAAAAGCACCTTCATTCGACCCACCCCGCTTTCACGATCGCCCAGTCGGTCAGCGGTGTTGCTTCCCCAAGAAAGTCTTCCATCGCTTCGACCGTACCGCAGGTGTTGCACACCATGATCTCTGCGTAGCGGCTGAGGGCTTGCTGCTGGTGGTCGTAACAGTCCGGCTCAGTGCCGCACCGTGGGCAACGTGGGCCCGCGTGTCGCGTCTTACCGAGGTGGTCGAGCGATTTCTTTACCTCGGCCTCGGACGCCACACGGTGGCAACTGTCCGCGCCGTAGGCAACGTTCAGGCTGCCGCCCGTATCCCACGAAACCATCACATTGCCGGCATCGTCCACACCCCGGCAGGTTCCCTGTGTGCCCAAGGCCGGTGCCTGCGCATCTTCCATCCGGTCCAGCACCACACGGCAGCCAACCGGGAACTGTGTCCGCAGAGTTTCTATGGTCTTCTTGTCCGGAAAATTCATCCCTGCACCTCCCTGATCATCTTCTCCGCGAGTTTCTTGTTGTTGGTACACTTCTTCAGTGCGCCCTCCAAGATGTGCATCGGGAAATGAAATGCCTTATAGCCATCGTGAAGGACCCGATAGTAGTACAGACTCGGCATTTTCTGCCCATAGTCGTGTTCCATGATGTAGACCATGGCGGTGACGGTCATGGGCTCTGCATCCTTGCTCACCACCTCGACCGTCATATTTTCCTTGCGGTAGTAGTGCGGGAAGCCCTCATAGATGTCGAGGTTCTTCTCATCGCCAGCGGAGATTTCCCACACCAGGACCGGTGTGTTCTTTCCCTTGTTCGGCAGGATGGTTGCGCAGCCGTGGAAGGCCAGCTCCCAGTCTTCCAGAACAGCCTGCCCCACAATGCGGGCATCCGGGCACCGCTGTGCCATCTGCTCCACCGACAGGTTGCTGCCGTATGCGATGTAATACTTCTTTTCGTTCATAGTCGCTTGCTCCTTTCGTTTCCGCTGTTGTCTGGCGGTATGCTATATATGCCTCTGTTTTGCCCGAATAGCAAGGCCAATGTGCATCATATCCTGCACAATGATTTCCTCACAGGATCGGCAAAATTGTACTCAGTCGATTTCTTTGAGAAACTCCACCGCTGCCGCCTTTCCGATGCTGGAAGACAGCCCGCTGTGCAGTGTATCTGTCGGGAATCCCCACTCCGTATACCCGTCTGCCAGCAAGTCGAAGTACTCATGGCTGGGGCAGCCGAGCTGCCGTTCTTCGTGCAGGATGTATGCCATGCAGGTTTTCAGTTTCTTCATCCGATGCCCATCCAGATTCCAGACGGGAAGCTGGAACTGCTTCTTGTAATAGTACCGTGGGCAGCCTTCGTACCGGTCCAGCAGCAGTTCATCAAACTCGGAAAGCAACCAGACCACAGCCGGAACGCTTTCATTGGCGTCCTGCTCGATGGTGGCGTAGCACCCAGTCTTACTTTTCTTGAACAGGAGTCGGTATCCGTAGATTTCGGTAACACCGACCGGCACCGCATAGGGGCATCTGTGCCCCATCCGTTCCATATCAAGGTTGCTGCCGTAGGCAAGATAGTACCGGGACGGCTTTCTGCTGATTGCGCCCTTGTCGAATCGGAAGTGATCAATCACCGACCTCACCGCCTTCCGCAGCGGAAAAGTCCACGCCGTCAAAGTCCTCGGCTTCCAGAACGATCTGTCCGTTGTGCCACCAGTCGCTGACCGCCTGGACGGCCTCATCCATCGTGGGTTCCTTGATCTCGGATTCGTTGACTTCGACCACCCGTTTGAGGGTCTCGGTGATGACCACCCGGAACGTTCTGCCGGGTGCGGTTTCTCTGGTTTCATTTTTCATGGCGTATCGCCCTCCTTCTACCGCCTAAAGGGCGGTTGCCCGCCCGATAGGTGCCCGTGCAAGTCGGCGCTTATGCGTTGCGCCAGCTTGCGTTGCCCTCCATATTCCGCAGAAGGATCTCCCGTGCTGTTTTGAACTCGTCCCCGATGAAGCCCAACCGAAGCATCCAGCACCGCATTGCGTATTTCTCGTTGTCGGTCTGCTGGGGTTTGGGGCTTGCGGTCTTTACCATCTTGGCAAGCTGGCTCATTGCGAGGCAAAGCTGGATGTAGGCTTTCAGCTCACCGGCGTGAAGTCCGTTCTGCTTACCGTCGCTGGGGTCGGCAAACTGGAAAAGTCTGAATTCAATCGTACCCTTGGTGAAGGTGGCGTGGAGGTTCAGCATATGGTATCGGCTTTCATTGTAGTGTGCCGTTCTGCCGTAGTCTGCGTGGTTGCCGGCGTACCAGATGTCGGCAAGCTCGGTCATGGTCGTCGGCTTTCTCTTGTTCAGCTGGTCAAGGAATCGGGGGTCGACCACTCGGCAATACTGTCCGGTTCTGCCTGCATCGATGCGAATCGCTCTGCCGATTTGCTGTTCATGTGCTGCCATGATGTTGACCAGATTCCGCAGGGTCTTGGGGGTGTGGTTGCCCTTGCCGATGTGGATGTGAACACCGCATCCCCGGCTGGGGCTGGACTTTGCGCCAGCCTTGCGGAGCAGTCGGATGATTGCCTGCAAGGTCTCGATGTCCTCGTAGGTAAGGATTGGGGTCACCATCTCGCACTTTTCAGCTTCCGGTCCGTGGATACTGATGTCTCGCTGGAATTTCCAAACCCTGCCCTGCTGGTCCTTGCAAGCCCAGCTCATGTACCCGTACTCGCCGGCTGCGTACCATGCGGTCGTTCCGAAGAACTCGGCAACCTTTCTGGCGGCTTTCTCGCGGGTGATGTTGTTCATCTCAACCTCGACCCCGATGGTCTGCATCTTCATGGCTTCGATCTGCTCTCTGGTCTTATCGTTCATGGTGTTTATCTCCTTTTGTCTTGTTCTGTTCCCCTTGCGGTATGTGCATATTACCGTCATGTGGGGAGGATAGCAAGGCCATAAAGGGTCAAATAATCACCGATCATTCAAGGCAAAGATCGTGTACATTATAGTGAAAAACACACTTGATACTGTACATTTTCAGAGTTAATATCGGTACAATGGAAGAAGCTCTCTCTTATCCGGCGGCCCCCATAAGGGGTCAGGAGCTCACGCTCCCGCCTCCTGCGCCTGGGGTGCGCCGTCTGCCCCACAGTCGGGCTGTGTGGGGGATTCCGCTGCCGCTTCGGCCGTTTCCTCGGCGGCAGAAACGCCGCCCTGTGCCGCCTGTTTCGCGGCTTTCAGGGCATCCCGCTTTGCCTTTTCCTTGACCCGGAACTTTTCGGCATCTTCCTCGGTGCGGAATGCCGCATGACCGGAAAGGTTCTGCATCAGGAGCTTGCGGATGGTCTTGTGTTCATCTCCGTTCAGACCCAGTCGGATCAGCCAGATGCGAAGTGCGTACTTCTCATTGGCGTCGTTGATGGTCTTTGCCTGAATCCTCTTTTGGGTGACTGCCATCCGGTTCATAGCGGAACAAAGTTCTGTGTAGGCACTGACCTTCTCCTGTGTCAGCGGACCGACAAAGGCCATGCTGATCTTCTGCTCCGTGATCTGGATGCCGGTCATGCCGGTGGTGCCGGCACCCATGCGGTATTCTTCCAGCTCATCCAGCATCTCGCTCACCGTGTGGGGAGTTGCCTGTTCCAGTGCGTCCAGAAGTCCCTGCGACACCGTGAAGTTCGTGCCCATCGCCTTGTTCAGCAGAGGGCCTCGGCTGTACATAAGGTTCAGAAAATTCCGCAAACTCTGGGCGGTATGCCCGGACATCGGCAGGCTGATGGTCAGCTCATCCACATCCTGTAAGGTCGGCTGTTCGATCGGAGCAGGTGCCTCGTCCGCATCGGTGTCATTCACAGTGTCCATCGGCTCATCCTCGTCCACCGGTTCTTGAATTTCCGGGGATTCCTCGGCAGTTGCGTCCGGTTCCTCGGTGGGCTGGGTATCCTCGGTGCTGTCCACGGTCTCGTCTGACTCTTCACACTCCGATTCCGTGGTCTCCCCGCAGGCGGCTTCGGTTTCCGCAGTCTCCGGGGTTTCCGCACCTTCCTCACGGATGATGCCCTCGTCCAGCAGCGTCCGGATGATCTCCGGCGCAGCGTTGTCTTCGATCACAAGCGTTCCCTCCTTTTCTACGGTGTAGTTGCCAACGATGTAAGCGCAGCGCGGCATGAAAGTGTACCGGGAATGAAGCCCAGTCAACTCCATCAGGCGGCTTACCAGAACCTTGCGGTCATCAATATTCAGTGCGTACTTTTTCATGGCTTTGTGCCCCTTTCTTTGTTTTCGGTAGCACATATATCGCTCTGAATCGATGAAATAGCAAGGCCATTTCTCGACATTCTTCATATTCGACCTTTTACACGATCCGTGCAAAACACGACTGTGCAAGATCATCCGATATGTACGCCCACGGTATCACGGGGTAGCCTTTACCTCGTAATACCGTGGGCCATTTTATTGGTTTCAGCCGGCTCTTGCTTCCAGCGCAGCGATGCGCTGCTCAAACTCAGCCGTCTTATTTTCCAGAGCTTCCAGACGCTCGGCCTCGGTCAGGGGCTTTTTCTCCTCGTCCAGGATCAGGTAGCGTTCCATGACGTAGCCGGGAATGGTCTCATAGGTCACAGCGCACCAGCCATCTCCCTGCCCGGTCACATCCAGCCGGGTACCATTGAGGATCCACGCCAGACGGTCAGAGGTCTTGGACGGAGCCTGCCGCAGACTCAATCTTCCGCCCGTAACGGTTGCCTTGCAATGAACTGCCAGCATATTGACCTTTTCCATCTCTACCTTCTCCTCTCGATCACTTTTATAGTTGATGCCTTTCAGCCGGCCGCCGAACTTCCACCTGCCCAGAACTGAGTCACGGTGGATGCTGTTCCCTTCCACGCTGGTGGAGCAATGGGTGATCTCCAGCGGATGCACTCTTGTGATCACGCCCACATGGTAGTAGTCCCGCAGGTCTCCGGTACAGTTTACACCTCCCGACTTGTACCGGTCCGGCAAACTGTAGCTGCTGTCGCCGGGGTTCCGGGCTTTGAATACGATCTCACCCACGAACAAGTGTGCGGGTTTGAGTTCCACAAAGTCCGCCATCTGTTTCCGGGCTGCGTAGTTACTGCCGTGGTAACCTTTCCAGCTTCCACCGGCTCTGCGGAGTGCTCCGATGATAAGACCAATGCAGTCACAGGTACCATCCGTACCGCTACCGCCGATGCGATAGTCTGGTTTCGTAGCACAGATGGTCTCGAGCTGCTCAAGAAAAGCAGTCAGGGTGATGCTCACTCCGATTCACTCCCATTCTCAGACGATCCGGCCACCCAGACGATGCCGGACAGTACAAAAAAGACACACGGCAGTGCGACACCATTGCCCCAGAGCTTATACTCTGCGGCATCCGAATACGGGTCTGCCAGCCATTTTCGGATCTGCTTTTCCGTCTTCGGCTTCTTGGCCTGAGTCACAAGTCTGCGGTGCGTTTCAAACACATCCTGCCAGAAAGAGATTTCTTCTTCCGTGGGATCCTCAGTTTCGAGGTCACGGCACCACCAATCGGGAAAGCCTTGCAGCCGAGCGCACTCGGTCGGGGTCAGACGGCGAACCGTATAGGACACGGGGATCGGCTGTGCCTCCGGGTTATCGATGACCAGCCGGTCATTGAAAGCGTCCTGCCCGTTGAAGCCGCTGGGATGCGCCCCGGTCGCCACTGTTCCCGACACGCCATCGTTCAGGTGCGGCACCGGCGCTATGGTGGTGGGGTCTTTAAAGTCCCGGGCCATAAGGGTGGGAGATACATTCTCCTCGACCCTCATGAAGGAGCCGGTGGTCATGGCGTAGACATCTTCCGGTGCGCAGACTGCGTGACGGTCAGTGGCATCCAGCGTAAAGCAGACATCTTCGTTGATGCCGTCACCTTGCGGACCATTCTCGTCTTTGCGGCCGATCATGTTGCCCTGCAGCACGAAGGTCTGCATCTGGTCGCTTCGGGTCGCCATGAGCGCACCGGACTTTCCATGCAGGTCGATCAGCTCATTGCGCTGATTCACATGGAATGCCGTCACGTCATCCGGCTGCGCCACAAAGGTCTGCTGTTTCATTCCCGGCTGTGCAGACAGCGAACCCGCCGTCTCGCCCAGATCCCGGACTTCATCCCGCTGGTTCTGGGTAAAGGCTACTGCCGGAGCCCCGCCATGGGTGCAGGCCAGAGGCGGTGCCACCTGTTCGTCTACCGTGCAGTTCGACTTGCCTCCACCCTGATCCACGCAGACAACAGGTTCGCAGATACACAGCCCACCCTGGTTACAGGTCGGGTCACCGCCGCTACGATCCAGCGTCCGGGAAGTTTCCGCTTCATAGAATCCGCTGTGGGGGGTATCTGACATCATGGAATGGCTGGCCTTGGAGCAGACACCGTAGCACTTAGGCACGAACACGGTCTGGTCGTTGTTACAGCCGAGGGTTGCAGATTTTTCTTCCTGCCAGATAGCACCTTTGCCGCCACCCTCGCATCCAGAACGAATTTTCAGTGTGACTGCAGGTGAGTTTTCCACCTCTTTCCCGCTGTTTTCCACGCCATCCAGAACCAGCGGGACATTGCCGCCGCCCGTACCGCATCTGCTGGTCAGCGTCTGTACCTTGCCGTCCTTTGCAATCTTCACCCGGCTATCGGTCGGATGATTTTCCAGAGCGATGGCGGCAGGCACGACTCCGGCCCGGAGGGTGGGAGACCGTTCTTCCTCATATCCGATGCTCCTCGCATTGGCGGAGTGTTCGGTGCAGAAGCCGGCCGCTTCAAGGACACACGGCTGATGCCCATGCTCTTGCGCCCGGAGTGTTCCGGTCACCTCCTTGGTCACATCCATCCTCTCCCCGCCCTGGTCGTTCAGGCAGATTCTTCCGCAGCAGCCTGCCGTTCCAGTGCCGCCTTCAGCACCGGAGGCAGTTCTTTGCCACGCACGGAAGCTCTCCGCAGAATACCCAGACATGCCTTCGGACTCAAATAATACTTTTGGGGCACCGTGGTCTGCAAAATCTGCGACAAGGTAGATGCGTTTTCTCCTTTGGGGTACGCCCCACCACTGCGCGTCAAGAACTCGATATGCGATGCTCCATCCGTCTCCCAGATAGTAATCTGCATCGGGCCAGCCTTTTTTGTCAGGCACAGGCACCTCGGCGGACGGTTTCTTAACACCGATGACGGCTTCGAGGACGGCTTTGAAGTCCTGTCCTTTGTTTGAGGAGAAGGCCCCCGGCACGTTCTCCCATACGATAAATCTCGGTTTCGCTCCATTGGTCTTACACCTCATTTCCTTCACGATGCGAATTGCTTCATAGAACAGGCTGGACCGTGAACCATCCAGACCGTCTCTTTTACCGGCAATGGACATATCCTGACAAGGACTGCCAAAGGTGATGATGTCCACCGGCGGCAAGTCTGCGCCGTTGATAGCGGACACATCTCCGTAGTGCTTTACCTCCGGCAGACGCTTGGTCGTGACCCGGATGGCGAAGGGCTCCACTTCGCTGCTCCACAGCGGCGTGATGCAGCCTGTCAGTAAACCACCCAAAGGAAAACCCCCGGAGCCATCAAAGAGGCTGCCGAGGGTCAGTTGGATATTCGATTCGGTGCTCATACAGCCTCCTCTCCGAGCATCTGCTCTTTGGCTTTCAGGTAGAAATTCCTGGACACTTCAAATCCGTAGCTGTCACGTCCCATTTCTCTGGCCGCCCGGAGCGTTGCCCCGCTGCCGGCGCAAGGGTCAATGACCACATCTCCGGGATCGGTAAAGATTTCGATCAGGCGTTTCAGCACGGACACCGGTTTCTGAGACGGATGGATTTTCGGATAGTCCTTGCCATCTCGTTTCCAGTCAAACCAGTTGAAGATCATGTGGGACTTGCCATCCTCACCGACGTTGTTGAACTTCGGGAGCTTGCCCCGGTACAAGACCAGCGCATACTCCGTTGCACCCACGATCTTCATGTTGGCTTTCAAGACCTGCGGGCTGTAGTTCTTACAGAAGGTCAGCGGGATATAGTTTTTGAACCCGTACTTCTCAGCTTCCGTGATGACCTTGGGGATCTGCTGGAACGCACAGAACACGATCATGCACGGTGCGCCCTTTTCCCCTTTCATGGGTTCTTTCTTCAGCAGCCGGTTACAGAAATGGAAATATTCTGCAATATTGAAAGTGAAGTCGGTGTTGAATGCCGCTTTCCGAGCCTTATCGCTCTCTCCGTTCCGGTTATCTCCGTCCACATACCAATCCGGCCGGCTGGCGTAGAAGTCCGACCCGATGTTATACGGAATGTCGGCGATCACCAGCTGTGCCTTGGGGATGTTGTAGGACTTGAAGTTCTGGAAGTTGTCATGGAACAGGACACATCTGGGTTCAGTCATCTGCGTCCTCCTGTTCCGGCTGGAAGGATGCCACCTCATCGAACTTCAGCTTTTGACCGCCACGGAGGACATACACATCCTCGTAGCGGCCTTCGCTATGCTCGATATAGCGCTTGACGATAACATCCACAAATTTGGGGTCAAGCTCAATGCCACGGCATACCCGGTCAGTCTCCTCACAGGCGATCAAGGTCGAGCCGCTGCCGAGGAAGGGGTCCAGGACGATGCCGTTGGTCATGGTGGAGTTGCGGATGGGATAGCTCATCAGGCCGATGGGCTTCATGGTCGGGTGGTCTTTGTTTGCTTTGGGACGGTCATACTCCCAGATGGTGGTCTGCTTACGGTCGGAGTACCACTGGTGCTTGCCCTTCAGCTTCCACCCATAGAGGCAGGGTTCATGCTGCCACTGATAGGGACTGCGGCCCAGCACCAGAGCATTCTTTTTCCAGATACAGCACCCGGACAGATAGAATCCCGCATCCTTGAACGCCTTTCGGAAATTCAGACCTTCCGTATCGGCGTGGAAGATGTAGATGGAACCATCATCCGCCAGATGACCGTGCATCTGCTTGAACGCTGCCAGCAGGAACTCGTAGAATTCCGAGTCGCCCATGTTGTCGTTCATGATCTTACCGGCCGTTTCTTCCACGTCTACATTGTACGGAGGATCGGAAAGAACAAGGTTGGCCTTCACGCCGTCCATCAGGGTATCGTAGCACTCAGCCTTCGTAGAATCACCGCACAGAACACGGTGCCGGCCCAGCATCCAAAGATCACCTGCCTGCGAAAAGGTCGGCTGCTTCAGCTCAGATTCCACATCGAAGTCATCTTCCTTGATGTCCTTGTCGTGGACCTTGTTGAACAGTGTCTCGATCTCAGGCGGCTCAAAGCCCGTCTTGCCCAGGTCGAAGTTGGAGTTCTCGATATCCTTCAACAGGTCAGCCAGCAGGGAATCATCCCACGCGCCGGTGATCTTGTTGAGTGCGATGTTCAGGGCTTTTTCTCGGGTCTTGTCGATGTCCACCACCGCACAAGGCACTTCGGTATAGCCCAGTGCCATCGCAACGGTCAGGCGTTGATGACCGCCGATGATCGTCATATCGGCATTGACCACCAGAGGATCGGCAAAACCGAACTCCTCAATGGAGTTCTTGATCTTCTCGTACTCCTTGTCCCCTGGCTTCAGCTTTTTCCGGGGATTGTATGCAGCCGGCTTGAGTACGGACACCGGCAGCATTTTCAGTTCAGCAGTTGCTTTCATGTAGCTCCTCCCAGTTCAGATTCACACACGCATGACCTCAGAGAACGGTACAAAAAAGGAGCCGAACTCAAAGCCCGACTCCAATTCATCGCTGTCCCCGCCCATCTCCGACTGCGGTTTTTCCGTAATCGGATACCATTCCGGGTCTATCCCATTCATGGAAGCAAGGACTCTGTCCTCTGCATGGTCAATCTCATGTACACAGATGCCTGCGGTGTTGCAGACCGCAAATACGCCGATCACTTTATTATCCAATGCTGCTCTCTCCCTTCGCCCTGCCTTTATTGGCACAGGCTCGACTACAATACTTTCTTGGAAGACCGTACTGGTGGCGGTAGGAAAACTCTCTGCCGCACATCGGGCAGACCTTTGACCGCACGGTCTTCCAGTTCTGCGGTCTTGGGTGGGTGTTGTTCCACTTAGAGCGGCATTCGGGAGAGCAGAACTTTCTCGGTCGTCCCCGATGCTTCGGAACGATAGCAGCACCACACTGCGGACAGAAAGAAAAAGCCATGTCCTTGATCATCTCGGCCGTGTAATCTTCCATCTATCCTCACCCCGTCCTCATTTTTCGCCGTTTCCATGTCAGTTCCAGTGGAAAATCTCAAAAAGCATACGAAAAGAAGCGAAGCAGCAACCGGCCCTGCCCCGCCGGGTTAGTTTGTTTTTGCGGCGTCCGGCTGCTGCTTGCTTCTCCTTGTCCCGGAACAAGCTAAAACGTGCGAAAAGCCCCATGTTGCAAGGATTCTCACACGCTTTGGTTCATTTCGGGGAAAACAAAAGGCACCGGAGCGTTTACCCCGATGCCCTCATCTTCACCTTGTTCATTTTGCGCCGTTAATTCCGGGACCCCCGGCCTATGAATTTTGCGTTTTTTCACACGAAAGGGGCCACCGGTCTTCTGTTGACTTCACCACAGAGAAGTGACCCCGGCCCCGGCGGGGGTCAGTAGCGGTACACCGGGTGGATGTCTTTGGTCAAAGTCTTGCGGTCATGGCATTGCTTACACATCGGCTGCCAGTTGTCTTCGTCCCAGAAAAGTCTGGGATCGCCACGGTGCGGTGTGATATGGTCTACCACGGTGGCTTTCTTGTATCTCCCCTGCCTCATGCACTCGGCGCAGAGCGGATGGGCTTGGAGGTACTGCCTGCTTATTTTTTGCCACTGTCGTGTATAGCCACGCTTACCCGCTGGGCGGGTGACTTTCGGGTGCAGCGGCAGGTGCTTTGCACAGTAAAGGCTGCCCGGCTCAACCAGCTCCGGGCAACCGGGGTGTCGGCACGGCACCTTGGGTCTGCGGGGCATGGGTCATTCCTCCCACGGCAGACTGGGCTTGCCGAAGTGACCGTAGGCACTGACCTTGTTGTAGTCCATGTCCAGCAGACCCAGACGCTGGATGATACCCTGCGGGGTCAGGTCGTAGCTGTCCTTGACGTAAGCCTGGATGAAGTCCAGCGGCTGGTGTTCCGTGCCGAAGCACTCCACCGCCACGCCCACCGGCTGTACCACACCGATGGCATACGCCAGCTGGACTTCACACTTGTCAGCGTAACCTGCCTGCACGATATCCTTGGCGATCTTCCGTGCCATATACGCTGCGGACCTGTCCACCTTGGTGGGGTCTTTGCCACTCAGGGCACCGCCACCCATTCGACCGATGCCGCCGTAAGTATCGCACGCCAGCTTACGGCCGGTCACACCACAGTCGGCGTAGCTGCCGCCCAGCACGAACCGACCGGTGGGGTTCACCAGTTTCTGGAAGTTCCCGTCCAGACCGTACTCACAGGCAGCCAGCACCATCATGGATTCGATAATGTGGCGGAAGTCGCTGACCTCCACGTCCGGGCTGTGCTGCACGGAGCAGAGGAACGTAGTGATTCGGCCGGTGTCGTAGTCGTAGCTGACTTGCGCCTTGGCATCTGCCCGGAACATCTTGCTCGGATGGTTCTTCAGCAGTTGCAGGAACTTGGTGGCGACCATGTAGGGGATCGGCATCTGTTCGGCGGTCTCGTTGGTGGCGTAGCCGTACATGATGCCCTGGTCACCGGCACCGCCCTTATCCACGCCCAGTGCAATATCCGGCGACTGCTTATCGACCAGGATGCCGATGCGGAGCAGTTCCCGGAAATCAAAGCCCATCTTGTCTGCACCGATACGGGTGATGACCTCATGGACGATCTGCTGGTAGTTGGGCTGGTAATCGGTGGTGACCTCGCCAGCGATAAAGAGCTGGCTGCGTTTCAGCAGACACTCGGTTGCCACACGGGCGTTCTTGTCGTGCTGGAGGATATCGGTCACAATGGCATCTGCGATCTGGTCGCAGATCTTGTCCGGGTGGCCGTTGCTGACCTGCTCACAGGTGATAATCTTGCTCATAGCTGTTCCTCGCTTTCATGTATCACAAAGCAGGCCGCCTTTGCCGTTGCCCACAAATGTAGGCTCCCACAAAAGCTGCCAGCTAAGTATCGTGTGGCTTCCATTTTTCTGTTGCTGGTCTGTTGTCGGTTCTTCCCTCACAAAATGAGGGGTCAGATTCTTAAAAAGCGTTGTTATTACGATGCTTTTAAGGCTTTCATTCTACTCTTTTTATCTTTTGTTGCTAATGTTGCTGGTAAAAAGTAAATCGCATATAAAAGAAAAGAATAATAAAAAAATAGGGTTTTGAGTCGCAACATCAGCAACACGTCCTAAAACGCCGATATATCAGCGTTTTTCCGTTGCCAGTCTGTTGCCGATGTTGCTGGTCGAAGCTCAGAAGTGGCCTTGCGGAGCTGCAAGAACCAACTTTTATGGTCAGGACGAGCCGCTTTCCCGGCTGAGTCTTGCCGCCCTTGTGTTCACTCTGAGGTCACTCCGGCACCACATTGAAGTCGCCTTTTGTGGTTTCGGAGAGGCAGAATTCCACGCCCAAAACAATCTGTGTCGTACTACCGACGCCATCCGCCGGACGCTTTTTCTGAACCGTGTACCTTTTGTCGATTTCGGCATTCAGCACCTTGGCAGAGTCCGCCCTGTACCCGTTTTCGGCACACCATTCCTTGTAGCGTGTATAAACGGCAGCACGGCGAAGCTCACTATCTGCTTTCGGTTGGAGACATTCACTGAAGAACTGCCCCATCTTATCCGAAAACATCTGGTAATCCATCGTGGCCTGTACAACAGAATCCGGCATCTCCAAGCCCTGACTGCGAAACATCTTGTACCCTTCGAGCATCCAGTTCAGAATGCCGGACATATTCTCCGGCTCTGCAAAGAAACCCTTCAACCCCTTGTCCTGCTCCTTCTCATCGAAGTGCCGGTCAAAGGGAATGATCTTGATTCGGCCTGACTCGAACAAAGTCAGATCCGTGATATTCGGTCGATGGTTCGTGTTGATGAAAATCTTGAAGTTCGGACGGAACTCGAAGCTGTTCTCGTGCAGATACCGTGCGGTAATCGTATCGTTGCCGGTCAGCCGCTTGGTCAGAGCTGCATCCAACGTGATCTTCTTCTCCGGCTCAGAGATGTTGACAAATCGAGAGCCTGCAAGTCGGGCGATTTCCTCAGAGGGACCACCACTCTGGGCATTAAACTTTGCTTGCAGCATAGTCGGGTCGGCGTTTTTGCCATACTCACCCATGATGCGCAGGATGCTCTCCATCGTGGTGCCCTTGCCGTTTCGGGAAGTCGGGCCATAAAGGATGAACAGACATTCCATCCTCGTATCACCGGTCAAGGCATATCCAATGGCTTTTTGCAGATAGTCGGCTCTTGCCTTATCCCCTTGCATAATCTCTGTGATGAAAGTCCGCCAGCGAGGGCAGTCTGCTTTCGGGTCATAGATGACCGGGGACACCTTTGTGAGGTAGTCGTCCGGGCGGTGTTCCCGGAACTCCATCGTCCGCAGATCCAGCGTTCCGTTCTGGCAGTTGAACAGGTAGATATCCCGGTCGTAGTGTTTCATGGACAGTGGGAACACAGACTTTGCATCCTTCAGCATGGTTTCCCGATGCTTTCGGAGCTGGAGCTTCCGCACCCGGTCGATGAATCGCTTTCGGGCATCCTCCTCTGTGATCGTCAGGGCAAACACATACAGCTTGTCTGCCAGCAGCTTTGCCAGTTCCGCCACCTTGAGGTTTTCCGTGTCTGGCTGCCAGACCTTCCCGTCATACACATACCAGATACCACGCTCACTGTTATACCGGGCGATGGGCTTGAAGAAATCGGCAAACATATTACCCATGCCGATCTCGTCCCTGCCGTATCTGGGATTTGTGTGAGGAGCCATCTCATCCAGTGACAGGGTGAGCTTTGTGATGTCCGGCTGGAACTCCGGGGATTTAGATTCCGGGTCAAGGTTTGTGAACTCCTCGTCCACGATGTCCTGTGCGTTGACCGGAACGTACACCGCTGCACAGGTGTTGACGGTGTTCCGAATGGAGATCGCACCGTAAGTCGTACCGGCCTGCCGGCGATCCCACTTGTCACGCATCAGGCCGGAGGTACGAAAGATACGGTCCATCTGTTCTTCATCGCAGCCGCACCAGAACGCAAGGATGGACAGAAGTGCCATGTCCGCATCCGACTGGCTGTCATAGAGTTCTTCCCAGTCACCGGCGTAGAGCTTCTTGAACTTGTCGCCGTTGCTGGCCTCCTCTGCATGGGCAATGACCGCGTCATCGTCCAGATACGAATGATGCCGAAGCTGTGTGTTCTGCACCTGCTTGTTGCGCTTCATCAGCGAATCCAGCAAGGTGGTCATAGCCGTCTCATCGTTGGGGATCTCCCCTGTGCGGTAAACATCTCCCGTCACGGTGACGAAGCGGTTTGTCGCACCGGGCATATACACTTCCAGCCCTTTGCTGCGGTTGTTGATGTAATAGACTGTCTTGTCGTAGACAAAATCTTCCGGCACACCAAAAAAGCCTCGCAGTCCCTTACCGGACGGAGACTTCTCAACGTATGCCGTGGGGAAAATGGAAAGGACGGTCGCCGCTGTGTCGTTCAGCGTACCGTCCTCTCTGAAACAGTGGTCGATATCAAAAGCACCGATGCCGTTGCCGACCGCAATGCCGATGCCGTCGTACCCGCCCATGGCATAGGTCATGAGGGTGGTCTTGAAATCGGCAAATGTGCGCAGGTCGTTGATTCTGGCCCGGTCTCCATTGGCCGGGTTGTACGGCATCTTGGTCTTCTGACCGCTGCGCTTTTCAAACTTCCAGACGCAGAACCGGCAGTCACTCTTCAGTTTCGCCGGAATGTTCTTGATGTCTACCACGTTCTCGCCTCCTTCTTGGTAATAGTGTCGGCAGTGCCCATGTTAAAGAACACCGCGATTGCCTGCTCCACTTCCCGCTGCTTGGCGGTAGAGGTCAGGCTTCCCAGCTTGTTCAGCAGGGCGTTCTTTCCGATGGTCGTGACCTGCTCTGCCAGTGCGACAGAGTTGCGCAGATACGCATGGTCATTGATCATCTGGCAGTCTGCCTCCGCGATCTGGATGTGCGTGGGCAGACCCAGCTTCTTCTGCACGGTGGTCAGGGGGATCACCGTCAGGGTGCTGGAAAAGCGGTTCGCCACATCGTTGCTAATGACCAGCACAGGGCGGCTGCCTCTTTGCACGGAACTGCCGTAATGGTCGCCCAGCTCGGCAAACCAGATTTCAAACCGCTGCACCATCTGCTGCGGTGTTTCCTGCCGCAACGCTTCCTTCTGGGCAGACTTTTCAGATCGGGCCGTGTGCTGCTTGCGGAGCAGCCGCCCTTTCTGGTTGATGTATTTATTCACATGAGGTCTTGAACGACCGTTCTTATTCTTGCGACCCAATGAAAACTCACCTCTTTTTCCCGGTCGATAGACCTTGGGTTGATGTAAAAGTAAAAAGCCGGACAGAGAAATCACAGCTTTGGCGGCGAAGCAATCGCCGCAACAAAAAAGCCGAAGCAAAGTCATTTCTGACCGCCTCGGCAATACGCTTCTCTATCCAGCTTTTCCAGTATAAATTATACCAAATTGAGGGCGTACCGTAAAGAAATGATTTTGTCAAGAAACCCTTGAAAATGTCAATAAACTACTGTAATGTGCGGCCTAGTTCAACTTTTTTCTTCAAGTTTTCGCAGCTCCAAAGCAAGCAGCTCCAAGCCCAACTTTTTGAAGTGTCGGGCACGATTTACTCCAAGTACATGATCTTGCAAATCACAGATTTCTTTGAGTGCTTTACCGTCCAAATAAAAGCCAACTACAGCCGCTCTTGCATTGGCATGTGGAATTGCCCATATCGCACGGATCAGCTTCTCCAGTGACTCCCATTTCTGCTGACACTTCTTTTCCTTTTCTTCGAGCATGAATTGATACAGTTCTTGCTCGTTCTGGCTCTCGGCTTTACCCAGACTTTCCTTGATGTCTGACATTTCCTGCTCCATAGCCAGCAGTTCCTCTCGAATGTGGGGAATCGCCTTGCAACATTCAAGAGCGTGGTTCACCTCCGCCTCAGTTGGCGGATGATTTCCCAGAATACTCGGTCTTGCCATTCTGTTTTCCTCCTCTCATGCGGTCTTTGTACTCCAAGACGACCGCAATTTTCTCTAGTGCCCTCTCCCGTTCAGCCTCCACAGTCTTCCGCCCCAGCACCTTGCCGGAGCTATCCTCCACCGTAGGGATGGCTTTCCGCTGCACAAAGAGCTGATGGGCAACAAGCTGTGTCCGTCCTCGCAGACTGCGCAGCCCGATTTCAAACAACTCGATCTCCTCACAGACCCGGCGGTACGGAGTGATCAGTTCTTCCTCCCGGCGCTCCTGAATCTCTCGGTTCATGGATGCCAGTACCTTGTCGCAGTTGAGGACGGTGCGTTCCACCGGGTTGGACGTACCGCTTGTTTTAACTCGCTCGCCCTGCTCATGCGCTCCCTGCGACAGCTTGTAGATGACCTCGTCCCGGGTATAAAACCAGGCGTGGGATTCGTCGATCTGCCGCTTGAGTTCCTGCTTTCTCGCCAGAAGCTGTGGATAGGAATCGGCCAGTTCTCTGGCTTTTTCCATATAATCCGGTGTCCCAACAGAGGTCTGCGCCTCACCGGGATGTGTTTCTTCGCTCATGGTCAAGCCCTCCTTTCTGACCGATGTTCTGTATCACATGACTGCCGCAGCCGAGAGATTCTTTTTAGCAGCTTTTCTCTCGGCTCGTTCCCGTGCCTTTGCCCTGCCTCGCTCCCAGCGTTCAACATTGATATCTGCCTGCCGCTTTGCCTCCTGCATCAGGATTTCCGGGTCCAGTTCAGTCAAAGTCCGATACCACTTCGAGTGGAAGAATCGCTCCAGCTTCTTTTTGCTGGACCGGTGTTTCCATTCCTCCGGCTCCTGCACCAGCTTGAACAGTGCTTTCCGATAATCCTTGAATGCCTGCAAAACGATGGCGTTTGCCAGTTCTGCGTAGCACTCGGCATACTCAACATTTCCCATCGCCACTCTCCTTTGTGTCGTACCACGGCTTCACGAGCCGCTTGCCCTCAAGGCTGCAAGGATAGAGCTGGATGTCGTACCACGCCAGCTCATACATCTCATCCAGCAGACGGCGGTTGGGTTCCGGCAGGTTTGCGGCATACTGGATGAACGCCTCGATAAACCGGGACTGGCTCGTTTCATCCTTCATCTGCCGTGCATAAACCGCCTCAGCGAACCGAAAGCACTGTATCTTGTGCTGCTGAATCCAGTCGTACTTCCAAGTGATGGCTTTGAGGAGCGTTTTGCGGCTCTCATCCGACGTGACCTTGGGCATGGCCGCCTGCTGGCCCTTTTCTCGCAGACGGGTGTAGCGTTCCCACGCTCTGTCCTCACTGCTGAAAATCAGCCGACAGCGTAGTTCCTCCAGTCGGACGACATACATAAGCCGACTGATTTCATTTTCGTAGAGGTCTTTGACCAGAAAGTCAAAGTTCATTTTGAGGTCAGCGGTGCGGCGCACCGGATTGTCCCCCAGCAGCTCACAGAGCAAGCCGGGTTCCCGGATGGGACGGAACATCGCATACGGAATTGTGAAGCCAACTTCATCGTGCTTGGGCTTGGTTGCTGCCACCGGCTTGGTAGTTTTATAGCGGTAATCGCTGTGTTCAAGGCTCAGACCAGTATTGCGGTCTTTCTCGTTCAAAAACAAAATCTTATCCATTCTCATTCCTCCAGCCGTGCTTTGACGGCAGAAATCAGCTTTTCTTGTGTCATGTCTTTCTGTTCCAAGGCTGCCATCACATCCTCGTCCACTGTGTCCTTTGTGATGATGTGGTGGATGGTGACCACCTGTGTCTGGCCCTGCCGCCAGAGGCGGGCATTGGTCTGCTGGTAGAGTTCGAGACTCCATGTCAGACCGAACCAAATCAGGATGTGTCCGCCCTGTTGGATGTTCAGACCATGTCCAGCCGATGCCGGGTGGATCAGGGCAACCGGGATCTTGCCGGCATTCCAATCCTTGATGTCATCGCTGGTCTTGATGTCGCGCACCGGGATCTTGAGCTTCGTCAGATGGTTGATGATGCGCTCTCGGTCATGCTTGAACCAGTACGCCACCAGCACCGACTGGCCGTTGGCGGCTTCGATCAGGTCTTCCAGTGCTTCCAGCTTGTGGTCGTGCAGAACTCTCGCCTTGCCGTTTTCGTCATAGACCGCGCCATTGCTCATCTGCAACAATTTTCCAGTCAGCGATGCAGCATTGGCAGCATCTATATCCCCATCCTTCAAGGGGATCAGGAGGTCTTGCTTGAGCATATCGTAGAGCTTGCGCTCCTCGGAGTTCATTTCGACTTCGTACCGTGTCGGGATGCAGTCCGGCATATTCAGGTAGTCCAAAGCCTTCATGGAGATCGTAATGTCCGAGATGCGCTGGTAGATTAGTTCCTCAGCTCCCTCTTTGGGCTTGTACTGGAACACCACGCCGCTGGACGGATTCATGGACGCAGCCTTGAAATAGGCTTCACGGTAGCGTCCGATGAACTTACCCAAACGCTCTCCTCCATCCAGAATTCCGATCTCTGCCCAGAGATCCATAAGACCATTGGAGGACGGTGTGCCGGTCAGCCCGACCCACCGCTTCACATATGGACGGACTTTTCGCAGGAACTTAAACCGCTGGGACTGGTAGTTCTTGAACGAGGATAGCTCGTCAATGACCACCATGCTGAAGTCCCAGCGCATCCCATTCTTCTCATAATACTCCACCAGCCACTTGACGTTTTCACGGTTGACCACATAGATCATGGCCGGATGGTGGACGGCGGCAATGCGTGTCTTCACATCGCCCACGACGATTGAAATGTCCAGATTTTTCAGGTGATCCCACTTCTCGATCTCAGCCGGCCATGTGTCTCTTGCGACACGCAGCGGTGCGATGATGAGGACCTTGTTGACCTCGAATGTGTTCAGCATAAGGTCTTGGATTGCGGTCAGGGTAATGACGGTCTTGCCTTAACCCAGGCCCATATCCAGAAACAGAGCTGCAATGGGGTGAGTCTTGATATACTCAGTGCAAAACCGCTGATAATCATGGGGAATGAACTTCATTTTGGCATCACCTCACTTCCGACTCTGCGCCTTGTGTATTGCTCTGCGTCAACGCGACCGCCGGCATCTCCGGGATTTTCGCTCCAATGCCTTGTGGAATAGGTTCTCCGGGGTTCCATTGGAGCAAAGCATCAATGGCAGGCTGGATCTGCTCCGGGCGGTCTACGCAGAACACCGGAAAGCCCAGTGCTTCAAGCTGCTGCCGACGCTTGCGCTGCAACAGCCGCATCTGCTTGCCGGGAGCTTTCAGCTCCACAAATGCACACTTTCCGCCCAGCAGCAGAACCAGCCGATCCGGTACACCGTTCATGCTTTGGCTCGTAAACTTAAGGGCCTGCCCTCCGGCGGCCCTCACAGCTTCCACAAACTGGTGCTCGACCTCACTTTCCCTCACTCTGCTTCCCCTCCTCTGCCCGCCACACACCAGTGCGCGGACATTTCTTCTTTTTCTTTCTGCGTTCCTCCAGCAGCACATGACCGATGGCGGCATCTGCCGTAGGGTCGGCGTGGCCGCGGTTGTGCCTTCTTTCAGGCAGGCTTTCCTCTTTGTGTTCAACCCAGCGGACTGCCAGTGTCTCTTTTTCCACGCTGCTCACCTCACCGGTTGATTTCTTTCCACTGAGCCGGCTCCATGGTGGCGACTTGCCAGCCGATTCCCTCCAGTGCGGTGGCACGGTCATACGAGGCAACGTTCTGTGACGCTCTGGTGACCGCATTGGACAAGCCATAGAGCGACAGGTCACCGCCTTCGATGAGGTATTTGAGGATGCCCTCCTGCTCATCTGCGTTGATGCCGTAGCTTTGAGAAGTGAGCTGCACCACATCCTGCACCTTGCCGGTAATGGGGACCGCCATAGACTCCTGCAAGCGTCCGACCACCTGTGCGAAACGCGCCTCATCGATTGCAGCCATTGTGGTATCTCGGAGTTTCAAGAGGAACGCCTTGTCCTCGGCTTCCATCGTTTCGTCCGAATACAGCGTGAAACTGTCCTCCACCGCCTTTGCCTGACGTCCCACATGATGGCGGCGTTCGCCCATGTCACACACGGTCATGCCGTTCAAGCAGACCAGTCTGTAGATAAGCGGCTGGATGGACACAGCACCCAGCCCCACCTCAGAGTTGGAGATCATCACGCCAGCCTGTACGATGTCGCCCTTGCGGACTTCCATTTCCAGACGATGGTTTACCACCTTGAGGTACAGCCGATTTTCCGTCACCTCGCAGGACATAACCTCGTACTGGTCATTGCCTGCAAACAATGGCAGCACCGATGTGGCGATTTCCATGTTGTCGATACGGCGGTATCGCTCAGACAACAGCGCACGGGCGACCTGCCCGGAGCCGTAGTCCATAGACCGCACCATGTAGGAGCTGCTCCTGTCCGCAAACCAAGCGTTCACGTTCTCCGCCAGCAGTTCCGGTTTCTGGCTCTGCATCAGGTCGTAGTACTTGGCCGGGATGCCCAGCGCCGATGCCACCTGACGGTGGAACAGCGAGGTGGTGCCGAAGGTCATTTGCCGGTCTGTGGTCAGATGGTTCAGCTCGAAGGTGTGCCCATCTTCCCGGAGGCGCATTCCCTGCGCCGGGCTGATGAAGTCCTGCTTTGCCTTGTTCTGGCGATCCAGTTCTACAAGGACTTCCTGCAAATTTCTGCCTGTTTTCATATGCTTTCCTTTCTATGGCGCATATTTATGCGCCGGCTTATACGCCCGTGTCCTTATGCCGTGTTTTGTAGTTCTCAGCTCTCTTACAGCTCTCGATGAATCATCTGGAGGATGATCTTGACCGCTCCCTGCATCCGGGTACGGTTCAGCCGAGTGTCGTGCAGGAGTGTGTCCAAAGCATCCACCTCTTCCCGGATGTCGTTCAGGACACCCCGGTAGTGATCTGCCAGTCTCTCGTTCTCCTGTTCCAGACGGTCAAACTCTTTTTCGTAGTCATCGATATCCGCTACATTCGTGTCGATGTACTCCTCGATCTCACGGGCCAGTTCCTCGCCGGCATAGTCGGACACGGCTTCCAGCAGATCCCTGATGCCAAAAGGTGTCAGGAGCTTTCCGTCCTTCATTTCAATGGCGTGCGGCATCTGGTCACCTCAATCTTTAAAGTAGTAGTCGCCCTTATACCCGGCGGCTGCCAGCGGAAGGCCATCGCACCAGTCAGGGTTAGCTGCCATGAGTCGGCAGATTTTCTCAACTGTGTACTTGCCCTTGGGGGCCTCAATGATGACCTCGTCATGGACGTGCGCCACGATGTTCAAGCCCTCATCCTCGATCCGAGCCATGGCTTCAGCCAGAATGTCACGGGCGATTGCCTGCGTCGCATTCTCGACCAGCCGACCAGAATAAGTCTCCTGCCGTGCCCACTTGTGGTTCTGACCCACACCTTCGTAGGTCAGGCTCATGCGTCCGAAGCGATTCGGCTGCTGTTTGGGCACGAGGTAAGCCAGCTTTCGACCGGAAGGCAGCACCATCCAGAGAGTTCCAGAAGAAAAGGCAAAACTGATCCTGCCGATATCCTGTCGTCCCCCGGTCTTGAAGGCTTGCATCGCAGCTTTCTCCACGTCCCACCAGTACTGCACGATCTTGGGGTTGGCTTCACGCCATGAGTCGATGATCTCCGGGAGCTCTTCTTCCTTCAGTCCCATCTGCAAGGCACCCATGCTGATGAGCGCACCGGAAGAACCGCCGTAGCCACAGGCCAGTGTTGCAATCTTCCCTTTCTGGCGCAGGTCACCGTTGATGCCGTGCTTGACCACCGGGACATGGAACATCTGGGAAGCTGTGGCGCAGTAAAGATCCTCGCCGTTTTTGAAGGCATCCAGCACCCACTGTTCCCATGCTTCCCACGCAAGCACCCGGGCTTCGATGGCGGAGAAGTCCGCCACGATGAACTCGCATCCATTCCTCGGAATGAGCATGGTGCGGATGAGCTGGGAAAGGACATCCGGTGTGTTGCCGTAGATGCTCTCCACCATGTCAAAGCAGCCCATCTTCACAAGCGTTCTTGCCTCATCCAGCGTAGAGATGTGATTCTGCGGCAGATTCTGCAACTGGATGTTCCGGCCGGAGTAGCGTCCGGTACGGCTTGCGCCGTAGAACTGGAACAGTCCTCTGGCTCTGCCGTCCGGGCAGACACAGCGTTCCGCTGCCTGGTATTTCTTGACGGAGCTCTTTGCCATTTGAAGCCGGAGCTTCAGCATATCCATTGCCTCGGCATCCACGCCGTTCTTGTCCAACTCGCCAATCATCTCAGTGACATTCTTTTTGCCCAGCGTGTCCATGGAGATACCGCGCTCATCCAGCCAGGTCTTGAGCTGGGACACGGAATTCGGGTTCTCCAGCCCGGTCAACTCATACGCTTTCGTAGTCATGGCATCCGACAGGAGCAAATCGCAGGTGATGGCCTGCCGGACCAGCTTCGTGTCGATCCTTACGCCACGGTCGTTGATACGCTCATTCACCCTGTAGTGATGCCACTCCCGGTCAGGCATCGGGAAGCGTTTCAGACGCTTGTAGATGTCCACCTCTGTGTTAACGTCCTGAATGCAGTAGTACTTGAACTTCGCCCAATCTTCCGGCAGATGATGCGGAAGGTTTCGTGTGCGGCCACCGTTGCTTTTGGTCGGCTTGCAGGGCGCAGAAAACAGCTTGATGAGCCGTTTGCCCTCCTCGTCCTTTTGCTGCGTGGTTCTCAAGACTTCGCCGACGTCTTTCAGTGCCATGGGCAGGGTCAGCGATGCCGCCATGACCATGGTGCAGATCCAGTTGTTCGGCGACAGGAATGTGCCGGGTTTCAGATACTGGCCGGGATAGTGCTGCTGGAGATAGCGGGAGAAGCTCACACGCTCGAAAGCCGCATTGTGAGCGATCAGGGTCACATTGCTGTCCTTGAAATCATCCAGAAGCTCCTGCGGAAAGGAATCACCAGATGCGAGGTCTGCCAGCTTCGTTTCGCCAAAGCCGCTGCCCTCGTCCGTTGCCCAGGCAATCAGAAGGATCTCGAAGCTGGGGTCGGAAACATAGCGGTACAGACCGCATTTCTTGATGTCTGCCTCACAGTAGGTTTCAATGTCGATCAATGTCTCTTTCAAAGTTCATCACCTCGTTTTTTTCCATGTAAAAAGGAGGGAGCCGAAGCTCCCTCCCGGTCGATGTGTACTTAGCGCAGGTAGTCGGGCAGTTCTTCACCGGAGTCATCGCCGAGGACTTCCTCGTCATCCTCCAGTGCATCGAAGTCTGCATCCGCAGAGGCACGACCAGACAGGCGGTCGCCATCCTTGACGAACTGGATGTTGCCCAGACCAGCCGCCACGCCACGATTGCCGTTGGCGTTGAAGGCGTAGAAGTTGACGCTGACATTGCAGTAGCAGCCGGAGTAGACCATCATGGGGTCGGTCACAGGCTGCACATGGCGGTCAACCACCTGCGGTGCGTCCTTGCTGGTCGCGTTCAGGAAGAAATGCTCCTGATAGTTTTCATCGTCCGGACGGTCGATGTCACCATCACGCAGGGGCATCTTGAGGTTAGGCGGAATCTTACCGCCCCACTTACGGGTCTTGCCATCCTCCTTGGCGGCCTCCACAGCTTTGTGGATCGCCAGCAGGGTTTTCTTGTCCGCCTTGGGGATCAGGCAGGAAACGGAATATTTCGCATCACCGCCGTTGATGCTCTTGGGCTCGAAGATGTTGGCAAAGGAAATGCGGCAAGGGATGACGACCTTGGTCGCGCTCATAGTCTTGTTTGCAGTAGCCATAGATTTGTAATCCTCCATTATGTTTTATTCGAGTGGTGTAAATTCGTCTGCGGCAGTATCGAGATCAACTGCCGGTCTGGGGTCTGAGTCCGGAACAAGTGCCAGCTTACCGGGCGGTTTCACGACATATTCACCCAGAACCTCCTGAAATTTCTTCTTGCCCATGAGCTTTTCAAACTCGGTCAAGGAAATCATCTCAGTCTTATAGATATCGGTATATCCAGCCTGTGTGGCAGCTCCCGCCACCGCTTTGGGGTCAAGGAACTGCCGCTTGCTGCGACCTTCCACCACCTTGTACCCATCCCAGCAGACACCGTGGTTGATAGCCTCGGAGCTGACATAGGCAAAGATGGCTTCGATCCATGACTCGATACGGTTCAGCGTAGGCAGCATCTTTTCGATGTCCGCCTTGGAAAGCAATGCCGGAGACTTGAAGGTCGGTGCTGTGGTGTCCGGGTCGTAGGATGCAGTAGCATCCGTTTCTTCCTGTTCATCTGCCAAAACGCCGGAATCCAGATCCAGGAATTCCGTTTTGACCAGCGCCAACGCCTCATCGGCGCAGGCTTTGCAGGAAGTACGGGCACGGCAGAACCGGCACCAGTCACCGGGAACCTGCTCGCCCTTGCCTTCAAATGCAAGTCTGGCTCTGGGGCGGACATAGTTTTCTGCCCAGTCCAGCAGCTCTTCCACACTGCATTCAAAGGTCGAGATGTTTTCCAGCCGGGGCTGGATGATGGTCATGGACACCTTGGTGATGCTATACAGATACCCATATGCGTGGTAAGCACCGAGAGCATAGAGCATCATCTGTGGGTTATGGTCGCAGCTGACAAACACGCCTTTTCCGTTTTTATAGTCCATGACATAGAGGGTGCCGTCTGCGATGATCACACAGTCGCCGGTACCGAATCCCTGCGGGACGAGATAACTGTAGTCCAGCCGTTCCTCCACCATGACCAACGGATGCGGGCAGGTTTCCTTTATGCGCTCGACTGTGGAGATGATGTACTCCGCATAGATGTCGGTATTGGCATCCATCTCATCGGTGTCGAACTCGGAAGTAGGCCGCCTCACACGCTCATGCAGATACTTGCGGAGCTTGTACTCGCCCAGCGCATGGGCGGCTGTTCCCTCCTCGGCGTACACCGAGGATTCATTGGGAAAATTCTGCTCCAACCGAGCCGATGGCGTACAGTTGAGCCATCTTTTCGAGCTGGATGCAGAGAGGATCGTGTGTACTTCGGGCATACGACACCTCCGTTACAGCTGGGAGATGTCTGCGAGGAACGCCTCGTACTTCGCTACCGGCAGTTCAGAAAGCTGACCCACGCCGTAGGTCTTCAGCAACTGACCGATTTTCTCGTTGTTGCTGCGCTTCTGCTTGATCTTCGCCACGATGACTGCCGTGATCTCATCCTTGGAGATGGTTACCGCAGGCTGTTCGGTTTCCGCCTTTTGGGTGGTGTCCAAATCAAAGGGCAAGTCATCTGCCGAGTCATCCGGGAAATCAGGAAGTTCCTCTTTCGCCTCCTCATCAGGGCTTTCTTCTGCCTGAGCTTCTTCGGTCGGCTCCTTGGGCGTCTCCTCCATCGTGGTCCGAGCGTCCTGTTCCTGTTTGCGAGGACGCTTCCCCGGTTTCTTACGAGGGTGAGGCACATCCTGTACCCTTGGTGCTGTGTCCACAGCAGGGAGCTTGGCCGGAGGGAGCCGTTTATCCTCGTCCTCCGCATCCTCAGAAGTGAGCTCCAGGAGTTCAATCTGCTCTGCCATGCCCTCGCACATCCGGGTCAGGCCGCGGAATACCTCCGTCAGCCCATCCACGATCTTCTTGAGGCCGGTCAGCATTTCACTCATCCTCGTCCACCTCATCCTCACCGTAGACAGAATCCAGATACTCAGCCTGAGCATCCAGAACCATCACGACGGCATCCTTGCACAGACCGGTCTTGGTGCAGATGGCGTCGATCATGGCCTCGATGTCGATATCCGGCTCCTCGTCCTGATCCTCGACACCATTGAAATAGGTGTTGCTGGTGCTGCGCTCATCCAGATGGATGTGGAGGTTCTCAACCTTCAGCATCACCGGGAGAATACGGCGCACTTCCGGGGCGCTGGTATTCTGGTTCTTATCGTTCATCATTGTGTTGCTCACTTTCCGCAGCCTTGAGCTGCATCTCCTGTTGACCGTCATCGGTCATGGTGTACTTCTGTGCAAGGCTCTTGACGAGCAGTTCTGCCACTCGCCCGGGTTCAGGAAGGGTATGCACAGGCTTCCCCAGTTCTTTCGCCTTGGCGATTTCCTGTGCCATGCCCTCCGACACCGTGTCGCCAAACACCCAAAGCTCATCTGCCTGTTCCAGCCATGACAGGCCAAACTGCATCCCGGCAGCACGTTCTGCTGCTACATCGTCCTTGAGAAAACGAGTGAAGTACAGATGTGGTGCCAGTGGTTGGATGCCCATCATAGCGAGGATGCGGCAGGCTTTGAGTGCCCGTTCGATATTGGACCGCTGTTCTGCCTTCCTGTCCGCCTCGGATACTGCGGTATGTCGGAACGGAGAGCAGACATAAACGGTCTTTGGGGCGGTGCTGCCGCCGGGCGGTCGCACCGGAGCCGGATTCTTTAAGGGATTGTTCTGGGGATTCTTGATGTTACTCATGGGGTGTAACCTCCCTGGATGTATTCGTGAGAGGAAGTCCTCTCATAAAGCGCACGATTTTTTGCCGTTTGGGAGGTACTTTCTTAAAAATTCTTTCTGATTTTTTTCAGAGCTCCCTCAAGGCAGTTCCCGACAGAACGGCGAGCAATACCAAGTTCCTCAGCAATCTCGTACTGGTTCAACCCCTTATAAAAGTAGAGCTGGACGACTTCCTGCTGACGCTCCGTGAGCTTGCTCATGGCAGCATACAGCTTCCGGAGTTCCTCGTCCGCCAGCATCTCAGCGTTTTCTGCCTCCATGAAGTCCACCATAGCGGCATCGCACCAATCCGTGCCATCGCAGGACAGAGCGAACTCCTCGTAGTCACGGCTGATCTTGCTGCGGTTATTCTCCAGCCGGCGTTCGCCCTCCATAACCAGGCGCACGGTCCACTCCGCATCCTCGAACACCTCAGCCGGGACGACCTCATAGGTACTATCGTTGAAATCATAGCGGTAGTCACCGCAACGGTTCACATCCAGCACGGTGTGTGCATCGTCTGCTTCGTAAACTGCGTAGCCGTTCGTGTATGCCGTGATCGTCGCACCGTTCACGGTTGCCCTTGCTGCCACCACCGGATTCGTCTCCATGAGCTGCTTATAGCCGGGAATCTTCTTCTCCGGCACCTTGTCCACGCAGTTCTTCAGCTCACGCAGAGAGATATGTGCGTTGACTGCCAAGTCCTCGACAACCTGTGTCACGCTCTCCACTGCCTGCGGTAACGGCTGGCGAATCTCCATTACGCCTACGCCGCCATAGATTGCAACTGCCCCGTTCATCATGTTAGTCATTTTCTTGTCCTTTCCCCCGGACTCTGGGAGGGAGAAGGATACCGATGACGGAAGCGGAGCAGGGCTCACATTCTGAGCCGGGACAGTCTGCAAAGCGCAAAAAGCCCGATTCCAGAAATGGGAGGTACACCCATAGACCGGCCTTTCTACCGCAGCAGACAGCATCTGCTGGCTGGTAAAACTCCGTTATGGTATCCTTCGCCTTCTCTAGAATCGGGCTTACGATATTATTTTTCGTTCTTGGGGCTTGTCCTTTCGGGTTCGTCCCTTGAACTGACTACATGATAGCTGAAGACCGTTCAAATCACCAGCTCACTAAGTGAGCTCTAAAAAGCAGCACATAAACCATCGATATTCCGTTCTTTTGTAAAGTTCAAGGTCATATTTGATGGCTTTACGCCACGGCTTTTCGCCTTTTTCTACCATTTAGAGCTCACTTTCTGAGCCCTAACCTCAGAAAAAATTTCAAAAAAAAGAGGCGACCAGACCGTTTTGTGGTCCAATCGCCCCATGGGTATTCTGTTGTAGGTATTTTAGCAGGCAGTTTTGAGTGGGGCGCATCCACAAGCTGCAAGATAGACGTTGACTTGCTCGATACCGTCTTTGTAATGGCCCGTCAGAATCATCTGATAGACCGTATTCCTTTGATTGTTAAAGTCCAGTGTGATTCCACACATTCTCAATAAATCACTGCTGACCATCGGCGGAAGCCGCAATGCCACCGAAATGGCAACGACTTGTTCTGCGCTTGCCTCCTGACCCGCACGTAGCCGCTTCACTGTGGACACAGAGAGTCCGGACTCAGACTCCATCTTCTCTACAGACATATCCCGGTCGTTCATCAGCAGCTTTAGAGCGTCTCCGAACTCAAGTTTTGCAATCATCTTCCGTATTGCCATGGACCACTGAACCTCTGCCATAAACTCATCTGGCGCAGCCATCCCCTGCTCAGCAGTATTCTGGCGGCAAACCGAGTTGACATTGACGGATGCCGCTTTGGTATCGGTATTCTTATGTACAGCGGATGCCACCTCGGTTCACCTCCTTCGCTGAAAATTTTAATAAAAAAAGACCGGAGCAAATTCAGATTTCAAGTTGCTTACGCATTACTTGTTTCTAAATTTACTCCGGTCTTATGTATTTCCGTTTCCGTACTCATTGACCGGATGTGTATTAGCCAGACATTTTATAGTCTTATCAGCAAGTAGACGCACTTCAACCTTACAGTAGTGTTTTAGTATTGAATTAAGGACCGTTTAGTTATAACTCCTCAATAATTGTGCGCTGACTGCCTCCAACAATCGCGGCACTCTACTAAAAACCTATGTAATGTCTCTTGCTGAGACGTCATTCAGAAGGATTCTTTTAACTGAACAACATGACTATCTTTGTCTGGTAATACACCTCCACGTTACAAATTATTATCTTTTCAATAGAGCCTTTCAGGCTATTATCACATCTATAATATAGCAGTCAAAACTCTATTTGTAAATAGGAGCAGCCACTTTTCATCGAAGCGACCAGAAACAAGCTGGAAAACTGTGTATTCTGCCAATTCCGGTCCTATAAACGCAAATAAGCCGGAATAGACTCCTAAAATCCGAAAAATTTTCAGATTGCTTTGAAGTCTACCCCGGCTTACTACGCATTCGAGCAGCACCAAACAGGCAGCAGTTTAGTTTTTGACTGACTCACACGGTTCTCCGATGAGCCAAGTGTTCTAATTCACATCCGCTTCTTCTCATTCTCGTCCTCAAACTTGAGGCAGGGTCCAACGCAGCACTGGGCTGCCAAATCATCTAAGTACTCATAGGCTTGTACCTTTCCATTCTTCACATACGCTACCGCTTTACGGCCATTGACCATTGCCCGGATTGCAAGTAGTATCCGTTTACCTTTGGTCGTATAAATGCCATAATCCACACTCATGTTTCCCTGCCTCTTATCCCAATTTAGTCTCTTTTAAAGATTGATGCCTCTGTTCCATCAACTCTTGGAATACAGAATTCTTCCACAACGCATCGACTTTGTGCGTTTATCAAAATCACAGAAAAACAGTCCCGTACCTTTATACCTGAATACACCTTGACCGCCTGCTGAAACATATCTTTATGGTCTACAACAACTGATATCTTTACACCTGCATCCTTTGGGCTATTCATGTAAGCTAGTGCAAATAGTTTTTCTAGTGCCTTATATGCGGCGGCCACTTTACCAGTGTGATATGACTTACAATCGAAGAGCCATGTGTCGATGCCGTAGCTTTTTAACGCATCTGTTTTTATTGCATAATCACCGTAATAGTGTTTCAATGAGGACCAGTAGGCTTTTTCAGACGTAATAAGCTCAACCGTATATCCATTTAATATAATTTCATTTAAAATTATTTGTCTACTTGTTTCCATCATTCGTATTTCATAGTCAACGATGTTATACGTCTGACGGAAAGCCTGTTTATTTATGTGACTAAGATGGCCGAACTTGCTTGTTGTCACTATAACTCTATCGGAACGATTAAACTTGTGCTCACCTTCAAGCGCACTACCAGCCTCTTCTATAGTGCTGTCCGCAATCTCAGGAACCATTTTAATCAATCCGTTAGCTGCAAGCAAATCTTCAAGTGTAACTCCACTCTCCGGCACCGCATTCTCGGAAATTGCAAGGATTATTTCATCAGAGCATACGGTTTCCGTTTTCATATTTATAATACGAGAAATAGTAGAAGTGTTCACTCCACATTTGTTAGCAAACTTCTTCATAGTCATATTTCCCTTAGCTGCCAAAACCAGTTGACTCAATGCCTCAGTGTCAGCTCTTTTGGATCTGGCATACTCCGGAAACAAATCCACTGCCTTTTTTCTGCCCACTTATATCACCACCTTTAAATCTATTATATTTGAAAATTGCATATCTGCCAATGCTATGCAATCAATCAAATGCTTTGCATTTTATAGAATTATGCAAATATATACTTTTTGCTTGACAACTTGCGTGTTGTGAACTACTATTTCTGCGCTGTCTGCCATTACTGCTTTGAGGCAGAGTCGCTGCCCGACCGCTGCCCAGACTGCGGCAAAACGGTCTATCAGAACAGACCTGCCATTCGCCTGGCAACCGAGAAAGAAGTGCAGGATCTTCTCCGAGCCCGGGATGAGGAATGGGAATAACCATAACTGTAAATGAGCCGTGTGTCCAACTCCCTACCGGAGAAGGACACACGGCTCATCATTTTTGACTTAGAAGCTCAGAATGCTCGACAATCCTATGCCGCCACTTGGGACAGTAAATCAGACCCTCTTTCTCTCAAATAGTCGTTCACCTCATCAACCGACCTCATATACATACAGCTAAGAACCATTAAATATGCTTGCTGCTCTCTGGTCGCAGCCAAGCTAAAACCTGCTTTTCCTATGAGCTTAAATGAAAGCCACGGTGGGAGGTGCATAGCAACACACAGTGCCACTACATTTTTCTCTGAATAGTGTTTGACCTTTCCGGTTCTGTAGCGGCCAATCGTTGACTCAGACACTTTTGATTCATAAGCCAGTGCCTCTTTCGTGAATCCAGAAAGTCTCATTACATAGCAAAGAGCCTTGGGGAAGCTGTTCGGCATATCATTTAGCACCTCAGCTTCCTTCTTTGCCCTTTCAATTTCAGGCAATGTTCCCTCTGGATCTATAATATGATAGTAGTTTCCGATTGCATCGAAGTGTTCTTTAGCACGGGAGAGCATTCAAATCCCTCCCACGTCCGAAACTACTCAAGGTAGCCTCAAACGTGGGCGGAACAGGCAGTGCGATGCTCATTGGGTCAAGTGATGTGCTCGCCAATGTTCGACTGCTGTTTTTTATCCTGCAAAGCCAAAGTGTGCGCAACTTTGCTGGAACTCTATTGCTTTTCATCTTCTTTAGGAGTTTGATGTACTTCCGCATCCGCTCCAACTCCGCAATTCTTTCATAAAGCCACTGGGAATGCGGATAGTCTTCAAGCGAGTTATCACCAGAATCCAACAACTGTTGAATTTCCTTGGTGATTCGGGTATTCATCCGATTCAATGTTGCTTTTGAAGCTTTTGTGATAGCCTCAATAAGCTTGTCCAGATTGAGCTCGAATTTCTCGCTATGACAAATGATGTGCATTTGTACACTCACCTGCCCTTTACAAGTAGTACGGTAAACCGTCATCTTTATTATATCACATTCCATCTTAAAACAAAATATGTCTCGTGGCCTTATCGCCTCGTCATCTTCTCCTTGACCTTGTCTGGCACATCGATCAGGCCAAATCGGTAGAACATCCCATAGATATACGACACACCCCGGATATCTCCCAGCGCCTTGGGTCGGTCCACCACCTCTCCGATTTTACCAATATTGTGATACGCCAGCATCACGGAACTCCATGCAAGGCTCTTGCTGCCCTCTCTACGGTCGATCCACAGTTCCTTGGTGAATTCATCTCCCCTGCCCTTTTTCAGCGTATATGTAAAGGACAAGCCGGACATCGTCTTGAACTTGTATCCCCGAAAAGCCACCACACACTTCCAGAGGTTCTCTTCGCATGGATTTTTCTTCAAGGCAGTGACGGCTCGGTAGTGGCGTTGCCGCTCTGCCCCGGCACTGATATTCTCTGCTTCAGCGTCTTCCGGGAAGTACACGCCTTTCTCATATGGCAGATAAGAGGTCACAGAGGGACGGGACAGATGCAGAGCAATCATGGTAGAGGACACGGCGGTCTTATAGTCCTGCGTGGTGCGGAAGGACTGGAACGTCTGCTGCACGGCATCGGCGATGTCTGACTGGTAGACTCCCGCCGTGATGAGGAGCTTGCGTACCTTAATGGGGTTCAAGGAGAGATCTTCGGCTATGGCTTGCAAGCTCATGTTGTTCTTGTAGAGAGCCACGGTAGCATCCATCAGGTCAGTCAGATTCTTCTCCGCACTGTACTCCGGCTTAACTAGCTTACGAACGGAGCTTTGTGTCTTAGCCACGGGATATTCCTCCTTTCTATTTTCGTCACAAACTATATAACGAATTCTAAAAATAGCCGTGTGAACTTCTAGAGTTCCGTGTCCACACGGCTAGTATGCTTACTTCAGCCTGGCTCTGTTCAACTTATCGTCATCAATTTCACGCCCAGATTCATTGACATAATGCCATTTTGCGATCTCAATGTTTAAATTTTCAATATCTTTCTTAACTTCAGTATCGGCCATATATTTGCTCATTTCTTTGTTTAGAAACTCATTGATTTTCCTCGCAAAATCAATATAATTGTTTACTCTGTAGGTGTCAATCAGCTCCGCTTTCTTTGATGACACATACAAATCACGATGTGAGTATATTTCCCCAAATAAGTCTGTGGATTTTGTCAGATGATGGATAACTTCAAAAAAATAAAAATCCCTAACATACGGCTTATCTGCTAAAGAATACTTCCCCATATAACTCTCGCAAATCAAAAGACCGTCACAGGCTATATTATCAAAACTATCAATCATTTTCTGTTTTGCTTCGTCAACAATATACTCTTCTCTGCCGGATTCCTTTCTTCGAATTCTTCGGAAACGAGCTATTTTATTGACTACACATGAAATAATGAAAAATAGTATAATCAGTCCAGCAATATACATAATCTTAAGTATGTTCTCTGTGCATTTTAGGTTATCACCAAACAAAGACACAATAAATATATCTACTAGACTTGCGGTAAAGTAGCCCAATAACTCTCCATGGTTATCTTGAATGCTACTTTCTATCTTCTGTAAATCTCTGTTCAAGTAGTACCTAAACAGCTCTAGATTTTTATGACTGTTTGGATCAAAATCATTACTCATGAATTATCTCCCACTTTAATGGTAATATCTTTCAATTCATCAGCTAAGTCAAGCACTTTTTGTCTTTCACCTTTGCGTGCCGCTTTGATTGCCTCAAACTGGTCTGGGATCAATATCTCTCTATATACAGTGCTGTTACACTTTTTCAAAAAAGAACTTACGTATTCCTCCTGCTCCGTCTCACGTAACTTGTTGATTATCTTTTTTATAATCGCAGCAGTTGTGTACGGAATTTTAAACCAATACCCGTTCCCATGTTTTACCTTTTTCCGTAGGATTTTCACTTGTCGTTTAGAAATTCCCAATGCATCAGATATATACACCACTCCTTTATGGTAATCGCTGTTTTTTGATTCTTTGTCTCCATACAGCCTACCAATAAGAGATAATGCTACAGCATAATTTAAATTGTAGTATTTGTATTTCATCCACCCACAGCCAAAATAATGTGGGCCAAAAGCCATAATATCATCAAAATCCAATTTAGATGCTTCTGCTAGAATAACGTTCTGTTCATTATCAGTATATCCAGCCATTTTAAGTTTATTCCTCGCCTTTCTATTGTATTCTGAAAAATAACACGACAAGATTCAATATAATATACCAGCTTTACTTCGACCGTTGTGAGCAACATCTCGTGTGGTCAAAATTCGACAATGCCGAGGAAAAATTCATCGAATGGAATGGCATAGAGCCAGAGGACGATGAAGATGAGGGGGATGACAGCTATAGTGGACTACTAAGCTATCCCCCTGGCCAGCCATGCTCCCACAGCCGCCACCCCCGAAATGTTAAAAATAAATTTCAATCTCTCCAGAACAGGTCTCTCATGTAGAAATTCTCCTAAACATCGTCCATGCAGCTATCGTAGCGGTTAGCGTTCATCCCTCTTGGCACGCCCTAAATCCGTAATTTTATAAACAGGCTCCCCAAGATCATTTTTCCTGACTTCAAAAATATACTTATTTTCGATGCATTTATCAATCAATTCTTCTGAAAAGTTCTTTGACATCAAAAATGACCGACTTGCCGATCCACCTCCAGCAGAAACCATCAAGAGAATCGAATAATAATTATTAGTCAT